TTGCGAATCCAGCCGTCGGGTTCATTCCCCGGCCCGGTCCTGCCGGGCGCGGGCTCCCAACTTAGAAAAGCGCGCACGGCGCTCCAGAAGTCGGTGTATCACCACTGATCGTCAAACGACGGCGCATCCGACGGGCCGATGATGATCGCGATATTGAATAGCTGCGGCCGGAGCCAGATGGATCTGCCGTCGGGCAGATCGCGGCGCAGCGCGCCGGGTTCGAGATTGTCGTCACGTTGGATCATGGGGTGGCTCCTCGTCTAATCCCAGCGGTCGAGTGTGTAGAGCGCGCTGCCGTTGACACGGAGCGTGAGACCGCCGGTACTGGTGTTGCTGATGCCGATCCCGCAGGCGCTCGCCGCATCCGCCCCTGCGATGGGCGCCGTCGCGTTGTAGGCTTCGATCACCGAGCGCACAGGCCTGAGATCGCTCAGCAGCGTCTCGACAAAAAAGCCGCGCCCAACGCCTTCCTGTGTGTCGCGGCAGCCCTCGACGAGGAAGAACGCATGTTGTCCATGCTGCGCGAGTGGCGGGTCACTCCAGAGGTTGGGCGAGCGCACGATCGCCGTGACCGGGGCATACGCGCCCGGCGTGACGTTCCAGGCATTGGCGGGCGTGGTAGCTTTCTGGACTTCTGGCGAATCACTCATTTCTACGGCCTTGCCGCGCTCGTACATGAATGCCGCCACCCGAACCATCGCACCCATCCCGTTTGATGGGTTTTCATGTCGGGTGACACCCGTTGTGGTGAAGACCTGGCCCTCAATTTCAATTTCCACAGTGAATGGCGTTGCCATTCCACCTCTCCGATGCGTTCGGTAGAGGTTGACAAAGAATTGATACAAACCACTTGGCGCTCGGCCCTTCTCCCATCGGATATTCTCCACGGGCTTGTCTGTGTCGCCATGGACGTTCATATCAACATCGAGCCATCCGCCATACCTGCATGCCCGCTTGTCACCGTAATAAATATGTGCCCCATAGGGAGTGAAACAGTGCAGATCGAGGTCGTTGTAATTGTTCCACAGCAGAGAACACCGAATATCAATGTTCTCGACCCGCCCGCCCGCTGCGACCACGCGCCGCCGCATCTCGGCGTCGATGCCTGCCGCGTAGTACCACGCGAATGGGTTACGCGCCGCGGCACTGTCCCACTGCAAGATCGGCGGCGCGTCCGCGTCCGCTGCCGTCGTGAGGGCCACAAACCGATCGGCACTGCTCGGGATGAGCGCCTCGATCACGACGGCATGCGGGAGTACCGTGCGCTGAAACTTCTCCCAGGTAAGTGTGATGGCACCACGGACAGGCTGCGCGGGCGCGGGTGCGTTCTGTTTCGCGCGAACGCGAGCAAAAACCCCGTCGCTCGACTCTGTGGCCTGGTCCGCGCGCGCGGCCGTCGGCCTCCACACAAAGGCCGTCTTCGGCAGATCCCCCAGCTGGGCGTAGCGGCGCGCGAGAGCAGGCGCCAGGCCAAGCTGCTCGAATAGCTGTTCGGCCTGTTTGATGGTGCCCGCCGCGGGCGCGACCGTTGCGCGCTGATAGTTCGACGGGCGCATCTTCTCGGCGAAGCGTGCGCTGATGGCGGCATAATTCAGGCCGGCTGCGATATCTTCGAGGAGCGTGCCGATCATGCTCGATCGCGGGTGACACCAGCCCGTCGGCGCGGTCGCGACCGCGCGCCACAGGATGTTCCGCTTCCGCTCCCCACGCGCACGGTCGATCTGTGCTTTGAGATCGCGCAAGAACACCGCCACGTCGCGCACCTTCTCACTGCGATACAGGTCGTTGTCTTCGCTCGTGATTGTCACCGCGAGATCGAGGTGCTGAAATGAGAACTCGCCGAGCGCGCGGGACAGCGTTTCGAAGTCCTGCCGCTTCGCCGCCATCGCCTGATCAGCGCGCTCAATGCGACTGGTGTGGATGTGCGACGCCGGCGGCGTGGCAGAAAGGTGGGTCCAGATCGCACCGCTCGGGGCCGTATTCGTCGGTGTTCCCCATGTGCGCTCGGCGGTGTAGAACACGCCCATTACCTGGGCGCGCTCGACGGCGCGCCCCAGTTTCTGTGCCGCATCGCCGTAGAGTGGCAGTGCGCCCATGCTCGCCCAGAACAGCGCTTTCGTCGTTCCGGCTTCGCTGATGGTGACCAGTCCACCGTAGCGCTCAAGAAAGCGTCGGCACGTGCGGCAGTTGTGCAGTTGGCGCTGATCCTCTGGCAGTCCGTCGAGGTAGGCCGCAAAGAGGTCGGTCGCGTTCGTCGTATAGAGTGGCACTGGCTGCCCGACACTCCCGAGCGCGTCTACAAGACGCTGCTGCATCTGCGCGCGCAGCGTATCGAACTCGGGGTCAACGCTGGCAGGCTCAATGGGTGGCATGTGATTACTCCTCTATCGGTATGTCGTGGCTGCTATCCCATCCACGCTCGGCGACGATCGCCAGCGCGCCGTGCGGCGCGACGATGAATTGCAGCCGCTTGGCGATCTGCCACGCAATCCGCGCCGACTCGCCCGCGTTCCCCGGATGGCGGAGCGCCAGCTGGAGCTGAGAGAGCAGCACCCAGGCGTCGAGTGGTGAGAGGTCGAGGCGGAATGTGTCCATGCGTGCGTACAGCGCTGCAAACTCGCGCTCAAACTCTGCCTCTAACTCGGCGTCGTTCGGGTCACTCATGGTTCACCTGCACGATCGTAATACTGGCCACTTCCTGAAAGCACGCCGGGTGCAGCCGCGCCTCACGCACCGGCGCCACGGCGGTCCAGAGACGCACGGGGCGGCAATCGCCGAGTTCCTTGCCGCAGTGCGAGCACACGCCGCCGCGGTCGGAGGTGTCGAACCACCGCAGGCGCGCGGTGTTGATCGTGAGCTGCGCGGGGCTGAGGGTGTCACGGGCCATTGCTGCCTCCCAGCGCCGGATTGCCGAGTAACGCCAGGATCTGCTTTTCGACCCATGCGCGTTCTTCCTCCAGCGCCTTGATCTTTGCCGACACCGGCATCGTCGCCGCCATCAGGCGACCGAACATCGTGCTCGGCGGCTCGCTTCTGATCGCTTGCTCGACATTGGCGTGCGTCACCGGGTCGGTGCGCAGGCGCTCAATCGACTCGGCGATATCGGCTCGATCGGTGTAGAGACTCGCGAGCTTGTCTTGCAGGTAGCTCATACCCCCACCGCCTGTCTATGCTCCAGTCGCTCGCGCAGCAGCACCTCCAGCTCGCCGCGCGTGTGCGATAAGCGCTCCCAGGCGTCGGTGTCGATAGCGTCGGCTGCTGAGAGATCTTCGAGCAGCCGCTCGGCCTCGCGCAGCTCGGCGAGGTTGATCCGGATTTCCTCGGCGTCGGCGTCTGGGTGGCGGGTGGCCCACGCCTCGATCGTGGCGAGCGCGGCGGCGATCGTGTCGAGCGGCGAGTCCGCGGCGATCCCTTCGCTCTCCAGCGTCGGCACGGCTGCCGCTTGCCCGATCTGCTCGATCAGCGCATAGCCGCGATCGGCCCAGGCCTCGGCTGCGATGCCCTCGTGATCGAGGATGCGGGAAAGCATCCGCAGTAGATTATTCGCGAAGATACGCGGCTCGTTCAGCACCAGCGCGTGCCCGATGCGCTGCCAGGTCTCCCAGGCCTGCGCCTGGTCGCGCAGCGCGCCGAGGTGGTAGGCGAGCTGTGAGACGTCGCGCCAGTCAATGGCGGGGCGGAGCGGTGCGGCTGGCGCGGGCGGCGCTTCGGGTTTTGGTGCGCCCATGCCGCCGTTGGTGCGATCGTGGATCTCTTGGGCGATAGATCTGTAGGTGTCGCCGTCGTAGATCTCGTGCGCCAGATCGAAGGCGAGATCGAAGGTCGTGCGGTCGTAGATCCGCCCGGCCGCATTCGCGGCGTCGAGGTAGCGACGAATACTCGCCACGCGGCCGGCGTCGGTCGTTGGGTCGCCGTTAGGTGGGCCGCTCTTGGCTTGTTGCTGCGCCGCGTGCGCCCGCTCGCGATCCATTACCTCGGCCGCGGTCACCGCATCAGCCAGGCGCGCGTAGGGGCCGACGATTTGGGCGTCGGCGATTCGGCGTAGGCTGTTGTTGTCTCGCCACACCCAGCCCTCTGGAGCGTCCGGGCGCGCGGGCGACGGCTTGATCTCCTCTACCGCCTGCTGTACCTGCGGACTCGTCGGTGTGGCGCCGCCGGCGATCTGTGTTGCCCGGTCCCATGCGGCGCGCTGTTCAGTTGGCGAGTCGAGCTCTGACTCGGCCAGCGTGCGCAGCGGCTTGGTTGGGACCGAGTTGTCCGCGGACAACTCTAAGACGCGCTCGATCTCGGCGGCTTTGAGCAGGCGCGAGAGATAGGATTTACTGTACTGCGTGCCAAGTTCCGCGTTGATCGCCTCCAGATACCCCGCATAGCCCAGCGCGCGCCAGCCTTCACGCTCTTTGAAGTCGAGCGCCCGCGCCCGAAAGTTGCCGATCGCGTTATCGATCTGCGTCAGGTCGGTGCGCATCATCGCCACATACTCGCGCGCCTCCTCGGCGTCCATCATCGCGACGCCAAGCACCGGCGGCTCGATCTGCGCCAGCGCCGCAGTATCACCACTGCGCACGGCCTGATCGAGGGCTTCGACCGTCGACTGCTCGGCGAGCGGCCGCGGCTGGCTATGCACGTAGCGCAGCGCCTCGGCGATTGCCTTGCTGTTGTAAGTGTAGTCCTTGGTTTCAAACTGCCCATCGGGGGCGACGAGACGCGCCTGGCCGGCATCGTTCTGCTTCCAGCGCCAGCCGGCCAGGAGCGGCGGCAAGTTATGCCAGGTGTCGGATCGGGTGGTCATAGCTGCATGGTCTCCTGCTGTGGTAAGCCGAGCCGGGCAACGCAGATCGGGTTCAGCCAGAGGCACTCGATTCGCGTGTTGCCTTTTTCGGCCTGGGTTTCGGTAGTGATGCAGCGCCACTCAACGAGGCGTGCATCATAGATCGCGTTGTGATAGCCCGAGAGCATCACCGGGCCGGGGCGCGCCTCCAGAGTAGCGAGCAGCGCTACGTGATCGGCGTCGGTCATTTCGTGCCGGTAGAGCTTCTTGCGCCGGCCGTGGGCGGTCTCGCGCACATAGGGCGGGTCGGCGTAGATGAGGGTATTCGGGGTCGCGTAGCGCCCGATCACGGTGAGCGCCGGCAAGCACTCGATCTCAGCCTCCAGGAGGCGCTCGGCGGCGATGAAGAGACGATCGGGCAGCTGCTGCCACTGCTCATACGTGTCGCTCAGCTGGCGCCCGGTGTGCTTGTGGCCCTTGTGGCGCCATCCGTTGCGGGTGCAGATCGTCGTGCCGTGCGCCTGCCAGGTAATGATCAGGAAGCGCCGCGCATCCTCCACCAGGTCGCCGGTCTCGACGATCGTGCCGTTCGGACCCGAGACGGCCAGGTACTCGGCGCGCGACCAGGGCGTGAACGACACCGCTGCACAAAGCGCGTCGCGCCGCTCTCTCAGTGCCCGGAACAGCAGATTGATGTACTGGTCCTGGTCGTTGAGGACCAGGTGATCGGGCCGGTAGGTGAGTGACAAGGCGAACGCGCCCGATCCGCAGTAGGCGTCGACGACGCGCATGCATTGTGGGGTGTAGTGCCGCAGCCAGCTCACCAGTCGCCACTTGGCGCCGGGGTACTTGAGGAGCGGCTTCATCGTCGGCTCCAGTCTTTTGCTTCAGGATAGTCGACAAAGTGCGGCAGCGCGTAGACCACGCCATCCCGGCGCTGCACCGTCGCCAGCGACAGCGGGATGGGCTTGTCGTTCGCCGTTCTGGCCTCTACCCCGGCCCGCCGGCCGGGGCGGGCGATCTGCGCGCCACACGAGCGACAGGCCTCGACCGTGCTGCCACTTGGCAGGATGTACTCGCCCTTGCGCTCGGCGGGCGCGGCCTGATCAAGGAAGTTTGCTTGCTCCATCCGTCCCCCCTACGCGGCCATCACGATCCACTCGTCGCGGCTCTGGCTCGCCCACCAGCGCATCGCCTGGCTCAGCCGGGGGCGCCGCGTGAGCGCGGGCGGCTCAGTCACAAAGCTGCGCAGCTGCGTGGCCAGCGTCGCATCCGCGCGCATCCGCTCCTCGACGCGCTGGAGGCCGTAGATCACCGTCGTGTGGTCGCGCCTGCCCAGCAGCTCGCCGATGGCTTCGAGCGAGAGCGCGGGGTAGGCCATTTTGAGCGCCCACATACACGCCTGCCGCGCCTCGGAGATGTACTGGCGGCGACTATTCCCGCGCAGATCGTCAGCCGTGAGGCCAAAGGCCGCGGCGATCTGTTCGATGAGTTTTTGCATGGTCGGTGCCTTTCGTGTGGCGCGAGTGTGGTATACTCACGCCTGAATGTTTGTTTGGGTGTTCGCCAGGCGAGTGATTTGCACTCACTCGCCTGGTCGTTTTTATTCAGTGGGTGCAAGCGAGCGCGCCGCGACCCGCCGCGCCCGGTCGTCCGCGTCGATCGCGATATCGACCGCGTTCTGCGTAAGTAGCACCGCCGTGATGCGCGCGGCCCGCCCGTGCCACATGACCGTATCGCCCGCGCTCAGCAGCGTGGCTGGGTCAATGCGGAACTCCTGACGCTGCGTGCGGCTGCGCGCCACCGTAATCACGACGGTGTCGTGCGCACTGTCGATCGCGACGACCGTTGCGCAGACGAGGCGCCCGGCGGCGTTCCGCCACAGCACGGCCTGGCCAAGCTGCACATCGGCGAGGTTCACGACGCCTCCTGTTTCAGCCGCCGGTAGCTGCTAATCGGCATCCAGATCGTGCTACTCGCGCCGGCGATCCGGTCGGCGATGCGCTCGGCACGCCAGTCGTCGGCGGCTACCAGGTCGTCATAGCTCCGGTTGCTGGTGATCACCGTCGGCAGATGCAGGCGTTCGTTGATCAGGCGGTCGATCTTGTCGAAGGCCCAGTCAGACGCGGCATCACTGAGGTGCTGTGGAGACAACTCATCCAGCACGAGCAGATCGCAGGAGAGCAGGTCGATCAGCAGATCGTCGGCCTTGCGCTCGCGGATGGCGGCGCGCAGCGCGTCGAGCAGCCCGGTCACTGTGCGGTAGCGCACGCGCCGGCCCGCCGCGACCTGGTGGTTGGCAATTGCCGCCGCAAGATACGACTTGCCGGCGCCAAACGCGCCATGCAGATACAGCCACCCGCGCGGCGACTCGGCATACGCCACGGCCCGGCGATGCGCGTCTCTCAGAAACTGGCGCTGCGTGGCCGTGCCGATCGGCTTCCCGTCCCATTCAAAGGCCGGCAGCGGGCGATCGAGGCGGAATGACTCAAACGTGCAATGCGCGAGACTGCCCAATTCATCCCCGAGCCGGCGCTGCATGTCCCTGCCCTGGCGCGCGGCCGCCGCACAATCGCACCGTTGCAGCTTGCCAAACAGCGGATGGCCGTAGGGTACGGCCTCGAGATACCAGCCGAGATCGCCACAGCCCACACACCTAGCCCCCGTCACCGGCGCTGCCGCCGGCTTCTCTGGCGCGTTCTTCGGCTTCGGCGAGGAGGCGATCGCGCCAGCCGGGGTCGATCTGGTCGGAGCGACGAGCTGCTGGGCCCCTGGCATGTCGGCCAGGCTGACTCGCCGCAGATTCGGATTGAACGGTTCCTCGTCCATAGGGTTTGCCTTTCTCGGGCGGAGAGAGGCGGAGACGCACCACGAAGCGACCGCACACCTTATTGGGATCCTGGCCACGCGCGGCGCCATCCGCCAGCATATTGTCGAGCGACTGAATGAGCGTGTCGGGGTCGTAGCTGTGCTGGATAATCTTTTCAACTGACCCTTCGTTGACCCCCCGCTCAATCAGCGCAGTGGCGAGCGCGTCCCCAACAACACCAACCTTCTGATTCTTCTCATGATTCTGAATCTTCTGAGTCGGCTCGTTTTGGGGCGTCACAGCGCCGGATTGGTCGTCGAAAATTGACACCTGTGTCAAATTATTTGATCGTGGGATCAATTTGTTTGATCGTGGTGTCAAATTATTTGATCGTAGGATCAAATTGGCAGCGCCTGATTTGACAGTGGTGTCAATATCTTCGCCGCCGGGCGCGGTGCGAAGTGTAAAGCGATCTTGCATCGCGCCGTACCGATCCCAGTCAATCCAACCGTTGCGTTCCAGTTCCGCGAGCCAGCGATAGATGCTGCGCTCACTGGTGTGCATGGCCTCGGCGAGCTGGGGAAAATCGGGATCGGTGCCGTTCCAGCGAAAGACATAGAGGACCCCCCACAGACGCGCTGCTGAAGCGCTGATGCGGCCGTCGAGCAGCAGATCTTGGGGGAGCGGTGCAAACAGGGCGTCAATCTCGATTCGCTGGCGTGGTTTACGGGCAGACATAAGGCCTCTCCTTGCGCTCAGTGCTACAATGTTGGTGTTGAGCGCATCGCCTCCATTCGTATGCGCTGATGCCAAAACCGATCGGGCGGCGCTCTTTGGATGCGGAGCCGCCCGATCGGGCCGTTTCAGACCAGGTGTTCGGCCTGCACCCGTTCCAGCCAGGCCGGAATATTGATGGCCGATTCCTCGGCCTCCTCCACCTCTTCGCGGGTCACAATCCGCGGGATGCCGTGCAGGCGCCGCCACTGGCCAGTAATCTTGATGCGGCCGGGCCAGTCGATACATTGGTATTTGTCCAGCGCGTCGCGCGGATCGGCGACCATCTCGGATGCGCACCAGATCACAATCAGGCAGGTCGACTCGGCACGATCGGGCCACCACATGACGCCGGCAGCCTGGATGAGGGCCAGCGGCAGTGGCGGCGGGCAGTCGGCGGCATAACGGGGCTGGCGCAGGCAGATGAGCGTGTCGCCGACGTGCGGCGCCAGAAAGCGATCGGCGGGCGGTATGTTGATTGACAGCATGAACGTTCTCCTGTAGTATGTTGGCGGACATAGCACGGCCCTCCGGCCATGCGAAGAGAGAAGGAGACGACCCCGGCACGGTTTAGCGACGTGCGCCGGGGTCGTTTTTTGCACCCTGATTGTCAGGCCTCGAAGCGAGAGATCGCCTCGGCTGAATTGTTGGATCACCGCTCAGACCATCGGCATACCCTCCTCTGTAGTAGTGGGCCATGTAGAATAGCGGCACCGGCACTCCGTACCAGCGCCGAGACATAGACCAAAACCACCGCCCTGCCACGTTCACCGCATGGCGGAATTTGCCGCCCAGTCGTGCGGAGGAAGGTCCATGCAGATCATTCCCTTCCCCAGGCAGGTGCGCCAGGATGCGCACACGCTCGCCGAGTCGTTACCCCACTATGCCCAGACACTCGCCGCCGAGAAGCGCCGCCCGCGCGGCATCGCGATGTATCTGAGCACGCTGCGACGTGTCGTGCGGGGTCTCGGCGACGCACCCACCCAGGCCGATCTGAACGCGGCCAACCTCAGACGGTACCAGGAACAGATCGCGCATCTGTCCGGCAGCTCGCAGGAGAACGCGCTGTTTGCCGTGCGCTCGTTCTGCCGCTGGTCGATGATCGAAGGACTGCGCGACGACGACCCGACCGAGGCTCTGGTGTGGCCGAAGGTCGTCAACAAGGCGCCCGAGCGTCTCAGAGAAAGTGAGATCGCCGCGCTGCTTGCGCGCGTGCGCACCATCCCGGCGAGTGTGACGGATCTGGAGCGCTGGCGCTGGAAGCGCAACGCGCGGGCCGTGTACCTGATGCTCTATGCCGGCCTACGCCTCGCCGAGACCGCCGCGCTGCGCTGGAAGGATGTCGATCTGGAGGCGAAAGAGCTGACCGTGCGCACGGACGCGGCCAAGGGCGGTAACGAGCGGGTGGTGCCGATCAGCAGCCGCCTGTCCGCGGCGCTCGATTCCGTGCCGGTGGATGAGCGCGACGGCACTGCCGGCGTGATTCCGGTGACACCGGGCGGGCCGCCGATCTCATTCAAAGGCATGGAGCGCGTGATGGACCGCTGGGGGCCGGTGGCACTCAGCGTGCATGCGCACCAGCTGCGGCACGCCTTTGCGACCCGGATGCACCGACGTGGCATTCCGGTGCGCACGATCCAGGTGCTGCTCGGCCACAAAGACATTTCCACGACGCAGCGGTATCTCGGCGTGGAGACCGAGGAGCTGCACAGCGCCGTCGAGGTGCTCGACTGGTAGGGACTAAGTGGGGGGAACATACTGGATCCCACCCTCCCCGCCAGCGTCTAGGCGTTCTGTAAAGCTAAAAAATTAGTGCCGCATCACCTGCCGGCGCATGTGCTCCATGACGGCGGCGGCGATGGACTCAGGCGTTGGGCCATTGATAGCCACCACGATGCGCGGCAGGGTCGGCGCCTTGCGGCGCTTTGGGAACCGTGGCGGCGCGATGTGTGTGAGCTGCGAGGGCTTGGCTGGTTTCATCGGCAAAGTCCTGACACAAAGTACGACCCCGAGCCGTACATTTGTACGATATGATGGCGTAGAATGTGAAGAAGTGGTTGAGGGCCAAAGATGACACTCGATTCGAGTGGACAGCAAAAGGTCATGCAGTGGCTTCAGGTGAATCACATTCGCACTGATTGCCCAGCCTGCGGCCAGCAAGCCAATTGGCAGCCCGGCCCGGTCATCAGTCCGGTCATCTATAATCCGGGCGCGCCGACATTGAGAGGAGCTGCGCCGCTTGTACCGGTTGCCTGTAGCAACTGCACCTATGTTATGTGGTTTGCGGCGACGCCGATCGGCCTTGTGCCATAGCGATCGCGGCGATGCTGATGAGCAGACTGAGTGCCGCCAGCGCCAGTGCAAGGCGAACGCGCGGATCGACGGGAAGCTGGATTGGCCTCGGTGGCCCCCAGATATCGCGCATGGATTGATTGTTCATCGGTGCTCCTGTCACGTTGTAAAGTTTAACAAATAGGATAGCACGCGCTGGCGCGATCGTCGTCGTAGAACATATGTGCAATGGAGGTTACGATGCGCAAAACACTGATCACCCTCCTCATCCTGGTCCTGGCCGCGTGCGGCGGCGCACCGGCAACCGTCACGGCGCAGCAGGTGATTGACAAGTTCAAGGCGGCAGGGCTCGAAGTCGAGAACCCACACGCGCCGACATTCCAAGCGGGGAGTCCATTCCCGCAGAGCTTCAAAGAAGGCATCTCGTTTGATCTGCCATCGCTGAAGGCGGCAGACGCCAGCGAGCCGCCGCACGGCGCTGTGCTGGTGTGCGACACGAAAAAGAACTGCGACGCGATCTACGCCTATCTCGACGCGCTCAAGGGCCTGCTTGGCCCGTACTACTACCAGAGCGCGAGCGGCACGGTGGTTGCCACGCTCGACAGCACGATGAAGGCAGACCAAGCCGCCAAGTACGAGGCGGTGATCAAGAGCTTGCCGTAGGAGGAAGCATGCCCGTTCCGGCGACCATGGAACAAACGATCGACGCCTGGCTGGCCAAGATCGGAGAGCGGCCCGGCTGCGCAGTCTGTACCGAACAGGACCGGCGCATCGATCTTAGCCCGCCGCCAAAGCAGACACGCAAACGTGCGGGCGACAAGTTCGAGCCGTTCGATCTGTGGCAGACCATAGGCAGCCAGCCGCGCCGCGTCGAGATCACCTGTTTGACATGCGGGCGGGTGCGCGTGTTCGATGCCGGCGTGATGAAGCTGTAGCTACATCAGCCGATTCATCAGCGCGGTCTCAAGCGAGATCGACTCGATCTGCGAAACATCGCAGAGCAAGGTTAATCGCTGGTCGCGCTGGTCGATACCGTCGTAGCGCGCAAACCGATCCGATCGGGTGCTGCTCAGTGTTTCGCGCCAGTCTGCCAAGAGGCGTTGCAGCGTCGATTCATCGAACAGGCAACCAAAGGCTTCGCCACTGCGAAAGGTGATATTGACGCCTTGGGCCTTGAAGGCATCGGTCGAAAGGCTCGCGCCGAACTCATAGACTTGCTCGTCTGACCAGATTTTGATGGGAGGATTGTTGGTCATCGGTGCTCCTGTCACGAATGGAAGTTGAGTACGTAGAGTATACCATTCCAGCGCGCAACATCGCACATCGCACGCTGGTCCGACAATTCGAACGTTTGAACTTGTTAACGTACACCCGATCGTTCACTTGCTCTGTCTGGGTGCAGTCAGTCTGAGCGATCGGCACAGATAGCATGGTGCGCGACGGCACGCGGGCGCGTCGATCGAATGTTTGGAGGCCGCGCCGGGAGTCGAACCCGGCTCATACCGTTCGGCCATAGTGAGAGAGAGTGAATGATTCTGCATATCACGCATCGGCAACAACAAGATCCGGGATCGCTCACAATGTTCTATCTGGACTACCGGGCCGAGTTGGCGATCGGTGAGTCGGCGCTGGCGCAGCGCTACGGCTGGCCGCCGCTCTCTGAAATCTTGCCGACAGCCGACAGAGCAAGAATCTTTGGACCGGGCGGCACACTGAACAACTTCGATCTGCGCGAGCTACTGGCCTTCAAGGATCGGCTGCGCGCCGCATGCGATGCAACCGAGGACTACTGGCGCAAGGCGCAGCAGTTCACCGGCAGCGAGCAGATCGCGTTTGCCGACGTGAGCGCGGCGCCCTAGACTGGCGGATCGATCAGCTCGACAGGCGGCCAGATGATCGTTGACCAGCCGGACCACCAGCCGGACCAGTCCGAGCCGGACACTTTGACATCGATAGTGAGTACGTAGCCTTGTGGCAGTTCTTCGTGCGCGATTGCCGCAAGCCGATCCAAGAGCGCCTTCGCGCGCACGGCGGCATCGTCTGGAGGGGTTTTCTCTGAGGCCATCGTCTTTTCCTTTTGGTGTTACGCTACTGTTCTCCACACAAGCGAGGATGGTAGGTGTCACATAGTGGGCCGCTGGTTTCCTTGGCCGGGTAGCAGCGGGCCGCACAAATAGAAACGCTCGATCGGGTAGTCGGTTACGCAGCCGCGCCTACCAGGTCGAGCGTTTCTATTCCATTCGGATCATACTCCAAAAGATCCCCAATTTCCACCCCATAAAACGAACAGAGTTTCGCCAGCATGTCCCCATCGAAGCGCGACGTATCGCCGCGCTCTAAACGAGTAAGGGCCATGCGATCGACGCCGGTTGTCTCCGCTACTTCGCTGAGAGACACCGGGCGCCCGATGCGGCTTGCATAGGCCAGGCGAACTTGGCGGGCCTTGGATACTACCTTCACGGTCACAACCTCCTCGCTCATGGATGTCCGTAGCTGACTCTATCACGCGATCGTGCCGCTGTCAAGTAGCAAATTGGTGGCATTTTCATGCAAATTGATGCTTGACAACAGCAATATCGATGCTATAATGATGCTATAAAACAGCAACGTGATTTACGAGAGCATCAAAGGACGCCCGCAATGACCACCGACAGCCACCGCCGCGAGACCAAAAACTTCACCAGCGAGCGCAACGCCAGCAATGACGCGCGCCAGCAGGGCGCGATCGCGGCGGGCCTGTTGCCGAGCTACGTCGAAGCGGTCAAGGCACGGGCGATCGAGCTGTACTGCGCGGGTCGGATTGACGAAGCCAAGGCGCTCATTGCACGCGAGTTTGCCAAGTAAGAAAGCGAGCCTGTCATGACAAACGCGACTCCTGAGTTCTTTTTACCAGCCGACCTGGTCGCCGCCGCTCTTGAGGAGCTGATGCAGCGGTGCAAAGACCAGATCGATCGGCTCGCTCGCCAGCCCAAGCAGGGCGATCCTGATGTGCGCGAGGAGTCAAAGTTTTGGCTATCGCAGTACAAAGCCTTCACGAAGGCCAGCTTCTACTGGGCCAAGGGCGTGCGGCCAACCGTGTCGCCATCCGGTTCCTACCTTATCCCGAGCGCCAGCCGGCCCGGCGCCGTGGTGCATGAAGTGACGCGAGAGGGCGGTGTGTGGGTGTGCGGGCCGACGTGTGAGGCCAAGAGCTTCCACTGGCATTCGGCCTTGCTCGCCGGCATCGATCGCGCCTTTGAACTCGCGGATCTCCACGACGATGGCGACATTGAGCCCTACGACGCCTATGCGGAATTGGAGCCGCAGATCGAGATTGACCCCGAGCCAATCCTGCCCGACGCGCCTCGTATTCTCGGCGCCCGCCTCGCAGCCGCTCGGGCGCGCTATCTAGAGGCAGCCTAACCATGACGCTGATTACCGCCGACACCCCTGGCTGGATCTATATTCTGTGCTTCGATCGCCCGATCGGGAATGCGGCCAACGCGCGGGCGCTGGCCAGGCACTATCTAGGTTTCGCGATCGATGTACCGAGTCGAGTGGCCGTGCATGCGGCCGGGCGCGGCCAGGCGCTGACACAAGCGGTGGTCAAAGCCGGGATCGGCTGGCAAGTGTTCTACCGCAGCGGCACACCGGCGCTAGAGCGCTATCTCAAGGCGCACTACAAGCAGACACCATGTCTCTGCCCGCGCTGCGCCGCCGCGAAGGGCCGGCGGAATCGCTATGGCTTTCAGCCGCTCGACCAGGCGGCGATGGTGCTGCCACCGGCCGATCTGGAAGAGTTCCCCGAGCCGCCACCGCGCAGCATGGATTGGCTGGAAATGCAGATCACGCGCGGCTGGCGGGCGGCGCTGACACCGGCGCCCACTGACCTCAGTGCGATCGATGATTTACTCTGAGAATCGCGACAAGAACACGTCGCGATTCTCATGGACATGCGTTCTATAGGATAAACAGGAGGAAGTATCATGGACATCACCATCCGCAACTGGTTAACGAACGAGCCGATCGCAACCATGGACGCGCCCGATCTGCGCACGGCGGTGATCCGCCTGATCGCTGGCGGCGCCGACCTGAGCGACGCCATCCTGAGCGGCGCCGACCTGAGCGGCGCCGACCTGAGCGGCGCCAACCTGAGCGGCGCCGACCTGAGACGCGCCAACCTGAGCGACGCCAACCTGAGCGGCGCCGACCTGAGACGCGCCAACCTGAGCGACGCCGACCTGAGACGCGCCAACCTGAGCGGCGCCGACCTGAGACGCGCCAACCTGAGCGACGCCAACCTGAGCGACGCCGACCTGAGACGCGCCAACCTGAGACGCGCCGACCTGAGGCGCGCCGACCTGAGCGACGCCGACCTGAGACGCGCCAACCTGAGCGGGATCACCATTCCACTCGTGCCCAACCTCGACGCGGCGATCCTTGGCGCGATCGAGGCTGGCGGAAACTTGCGGATGGAACATTGGCATACCTGCGAGACGACCCACTGCCGGGCGGGATGGGCGATCGTACTTGCGGGCGAGGCGGGGTTGGCATTAGAAGAGCAGATCGGCTCATGTGCGGCGGGCGCGCTGATCTACCAGGTGAGCGCGGGGTACGTGCCGAGTTTCTATGCCGCGAATGACGAGGCGCTGAACGACATCCGCGCGCATGCTGGACAGGAAAGCGAGACGCACGAATGAACCAAGCCGAGTACATCCAGGCACTCAAGCGCGCGGCATGGGACAACCACGATCTGGCGCTGTTCGAGTTCTACAACCACCTCGAATACGACCTCCAGCGGCTGCGCGCGGTTGGGCGCGCGATTGCCGGCCTGTACGAAAAAGGCGGCAGCGACGCCACATGGAACGCGCTCTTTGAAGCGCTGTTTGATGCCGGGCTGTTGACCGAGCCGGATATACAGGAGGATGGATAATGGCCTTCGAATGGGACCCGGATGAGCGCGCCGCGTTCGATGCACAGCTCGTGGAGAGTCTCCAGACACGCTTCCCCGATGCGCGTTTCACCTGGACCGAAGAACACCGGCGGCTCCTCGTGGTGTTCCCCGATGGCGCGGTGACGAGCGTGTACGAGCCCAACTTCTTTTTTAGCTATCCCTCATTTAGTCTCGACGTGCTGTTTGGCCAGGCGGGCGACGCGATCGCGGGGCAGCGGCGGCAGCTGGCCAGCAAGATCGAACCGGAAACCTTTTAACGCGGAGACGCGGAGCGGCAGAGGGCATGAGACTCTCCGTGTCTCTCAATCTCAGCGCCTCCGCGTTAAGAACACCAGAAAGTGAGTACGACCATGACCACCGACACACGCACGATCGCCCCGACGCCCAAGCGCAATATGAGCGCGCCAACGGCGCCCGAGCCAGCCGAGCCACCGAAGCCCTCGCGACCGACCGACCTGGCCGGCGCGTACCCCTGGCTGCTCAAACCATTCGCCAAGGCCGATGTCGAGCTGAAGCCGGGCGCGCTCACCAAGGACCGGACTCGCGCACTGGCGATGCCGTACGCCGACCCGCGCGTGTACTTCGCACGGCTCGACAAGATCTGTGGCCCCGAGAACTGGTCGACCGAGCTGACCCTCTCGGAGCGCGGCGCGGTGTGCCGCCTGACGATCTTTGGAGTCACAAAGTCGGCGAGCGGCGACTACCCGCGCGAGGCCGGCGATGAGAACGTGGCCACCAGCGCCGAGATGCAGGCCTTCAAGCGCGCGTGCGCGGCGTTTGGCCTCGGGCGCTACCTCTACAGCCTACCGCAGATCTGGGCGGATTACGACGATCAGAAGAAACAGATCATTGATCCGGCGGCGATTGTCGCGCGGATGTACGCGGCGCTGCCGAACCCCGGCACTGCCGGGGCGGGCAATGGGGACGGGGAATAGGATAGAATAGCGGGGCTGCTACCGAGTAGCAGCCTTTGTGTGAGGACGCCATGATCTACGGATGGGATTGGGACGGCACGCTCGTTGAGAGCTTCGGGCCCGCTCCGCTGCCCGGCGCCCGTGAGGCGATTCGCCCGTACCGGGCCGGTGTGCTGACCTTCGTTGCGACCAACCAGTCCGGGCCGGTCTTTCGCGCGGTGCTTGGCAGCGCAAAGTATCCGACGGTCGAGCAGGTGTGTACAAACATCGGCGCCGGTATCGCCGCGCTCAGCTTCCGCCCGGATCTGTTCGTGCTGTGCTGCCATCCGGGCAAAGACGGCGAGGAGTGGGCTGCGGCCGCGCTCGATGTTGGGGAGCAGTTCCATCGCCAGATCGGGGCAGCGCTGCAGGCGATCGACTATGCGGTGTTCTTTGGGCTGCCGTTCCGCAAGCCGCAGCCGGGGATGCTGGCCTATGCCGCCGGCTATTTCAAAGCGCAAACGGCTGAGATCGTCTATGTGGGCGACATGGAGAGCGACGAGATCGCGGCGCGGCAGTGCGGCGCGCGGTTTGTCGATGCGGCTGAGTGGCTGGGCGGGGCGGCGCTCTGATGTTCGACCCGGATCAACCCATGTACTACATCCTGACATCCGACGGCGAGCCCGCCCCCTGCCCATCGGTGATCGCCTGGGGGATCTGGTTTCAGTCCAGCGGCGACGAGCGCGTGGTCGCGCGTGAGCAGTTACCGGGCGACGTGGTGGTCAGCACGGTCTTTCTCGGTATCGATCACAATTGGAGCGATGGCCCGCCGATTCTCTTCGAGACGATGATCTTCGGCGGCGCGCACGATCAGCTCATGCGACGCTACTACACCCGCGCCGAGGCCAGGGCCGGGCATGCCAAGATCGTCGCCGAGCTACGCGGCATTTTGGCGAGTGCGGCGAACTAAAAAGCGCAGGCAGGGTTTTCCCTACCTGCGCCCTGCTCTGCTCGCCTACCTGCCCCGCCCAACCATCTGCGCTTTGCCGCCGCCCCGGCCTTTGCCGCCGACCGCCTGCTTGAACACCGACCCGGCGGTCCAGCGCACGCCGGTGGATGCCGGGATCTGGAGCTTGGCCCGCGTCTGCGGGTTCACGCCCATGCGCGCCGCGCGCCGCGATTGTTGCCAGGTCCCAAAGCCGGTAATCGTGACGCGGTTGCCCGCGCGCACATTGTTCTGGATGAGGTCGAGCGCGGTGTTGAGCACGTCCGTGATCTGGCCGCGGGTGAGCCCGCTGGTCGCTTTGGTGAGATCGTCGATAAGGTTGGTCTTGCCGTAGGTGTTCATGCTGCGTTTCCTTTTGCTGAGACGGATGCCTACGCCAATGCTACACCCGCTGTCAAGCACTTCTGTGCTATACTCTGCCTGCAGCGTTCCTTTGGCTCCGATCGCTGGGCTCATGCCCACCGCGGACTGTCGTGGGCGCTGCGCCAAGCGACAATAGAAAACCCACCCCGCCAGCCCGTTCAAAAGCCTGGGGTGGGTTTCCGGCTATCCTGAGTACGCCTCGCCGCCTCCTAGTATAGAGCATAGTGGAGGGAGTATGCAAGCGAAGCACGCAACCCACGGCGGGCAACGAGCGGGCGCCGGGCGCCCGCGCGCCTCAGTTGAAATGCGCAAATCAACCAGGGGGATGATCACGGTGCGTGTCAATCAAGAACTCGCCGCGCGGATCATGCAGCGGCGGTGGGTGTCGTTTGCCGCGATCGCCTCGGTCGACGACCTGGTCAACTTCGCACTCCTCGAATTGGGGAAGGATCGATGATATCCGAAGAAAACGATGTTGAGCGGCACGCCCGCGCGCTCTATGACATCCTCGATCGCTATGCTCAAGGTGCCTGCTCAATTGCCGACGTCACGAAGGCGATCGTCGCGCTCGTTCAGGAGGCCATTCTGGTAGAGCGCGAGGAATGCGCAGAGACGGCCGCGCAGTTCTTTGTGCGCGACTCATACGCCATCCATCCCGATATTGCGTTTCACGAGATGAACGACACAGCCCAGACGGTCGCGCATACGACGGCACAGTGCATTGCGATGGCAATCAGCGCCCGATCGGGGTGAGGTGTTCGATGTGGAGATGGCCCAGCCTGTATATCTGGATCGCGCGCATCCGTCGCCGTCTGGGGGTCTATGACAAGCGCGGCGCGGCAGAGCTACGGCAGATCATGCGCGAGTCTGGAGATCTCGATACGATGCTCGCGCGCCTGAAAGAGCGCCAGAAGGCGCGGAAGCGGCGGCGAAGTACCCCGCCAGAATAGGACTGGCGTGGCATTCCCTATGCGCCGGCGTCATGCTAGACTGAGAGTATCCCCGCCATGTCCGATTATTTAGATAAATCGGACTCTGATCCGCACACACCCCACCTCACCATGCCGAACCTCTTGCTTCCTCCGGGCCAGGCGGAGCAACTGGCCCTACCTCTGCCTGCTCCGATTACCCGCGCCGCCACGGCCGCCGACTCCGCCGCTGCCGCACAGCTGTTTGCCGACTACCGCAGCCGCCGCGCTGCCGAGACGGTGCGGCGGCAGGACGCCGATCTGGCCTGCTTCGTGTCGTTCCTCACTGCCGCCGGCGTGCTATCACAATCTGATATCACCCGTGATATCACCAGCGACCCATCCGCCTGGGTCGGCGTGTCGTGGGGCATTGTTAGCGCCTTTGTCGCCTGGCAGGTCCGTGAGGGGTATGCCATTGGCTCAATCAATGCGCGGCTCTCCACCGTCAAAACCTACTGCAAGCTCGCCGTCAAGGCTGGCGCCATGCCGCCCGAGGAGTACGCACGCATCAAGTTGGTGGCCGGCTACCGGCACGCCGAAGGCCGGCGCCTCGACGCGAATCGAGAAGCAACGCGCAAAGCCGGATCGAAGAAAGCCGAGCCGCTGAGCATCAGCCGCGGCCAGGCCGCCGCACTCAAGCAGCAGGGCGATGTGCGCGATCGGCTGCTGATGTGTCTACTCTTAGATCACGGACTCCGGGTCGGCGAGGTCGCGAGTCTCGAGCGAGATGATTTCGATCTCGCGCGCGGCGTGCTCACGTTCTACCGATCGAAGGTCGACAAGACGCAGACACACCGGCTGAGCCGCGACGCGCTGGCAACCGCCGAGGCATGTTTCATACATCAGAATGATGTACAACATACATCTGATGTACGGCAATCTGCCGTACAACATACATCTGATGTACGGCAATCTGCCGTACAACATACAGTAGGATCGCTCTTTGGGGTCGACCGCACCATCCGGCGCCGGGTGGGCCAGCTGGGGGCCGCTGTGGGGCTTGTGGGCTTGTCTCCGCACGATTGCAGACACTTCTGGGCAACCGCCGCAACCAGAGCAGGTACACCTCTCAAGGCGCTGCAGGACGCCGGCGGCTGGTCGTCGCCGGCTATGCCGCTGCGCTATGCGGAGAGCGCCGAGATCGCGAACGATGGAGTCAAGCTCGACTAGACCGTGTGCTCGCGCTCGCCCGCCCCGGCCATGCCGGGGATTGGCTGCTGCTGCTGCTGCGGTGTCATCAGCCGATCCAGCTTGCGCTCGACGCGGGTAAGCGCGCGAATCAGCGCCTGCATGTCGGTGTGCAGCTCCTCCATTTTGGTCAGCAAGATCGGCCCGCTGGCCGGGCGTGCGACGGGGGATGGTTGCTCCATTGACGATCTCCTCTCGTTAGGCGCGGCCATGCTCGCGCTCGGCGAGCGGCGCCATGGGCCGCACCGGCGGCTCGATCGTACTGGCCAGGCCGCCGATCTCTAGCTTCTCGGCGATCAGAATGAGCAGCCTCTGCTGGTCGAGGCCGGTGTGATACCACTGGCGCATGACCGAGAACAGCTGCCGAACCACAAAGTCATACGACTCGCGCGCCGCGGTGTTGGCCTCGGCGACGGCGGCAAGGGTCGCCAGCTGCGCGCCCATGTTGCGGTGGCGTTCGGCCACCGCAAGGCAGTGCTGCTGGAACTCCTCGTACAAGGCGCGCTGATCTTCGCGCAGATGAATCAGCTCGTCCCAAAAGCGCGCCGGCGCCGGGATCTCCAGCGCCGCCCCTCCACCCATCCCATCCTGCGGTGGTTGATCATCAGACATACTCGACTCCTGGTCTCAGTTGGGCCTACGAATATAAACGCAATGCAGGCCACAAATGGCACGGCGTATCAATTCCGCGCAAACGTGCGTTCTACTGTATAGAGTCCTTTTTCAGTCGGAAAAGTACCAGTCCAGAACAACCCTTTTAACCTATTCCTGTTTTCGATCGTTTTTGTTATCATGCCGCCCAGAGAACGACGCAGGCGATTCGCGCGCGACCCTTCTGGGGGTTCGCGCGTTTTCTGTTTCTCGGGCCAGCCATCGGAGCATCCATGCCAGCACCGCAGCCCACGCCGACGAACGACTATGGCCTTGACCGCTTTGTCATCGGCGAGAACGGCGAACGCCTGCGCGTTCTTTCCATTCGCACGATCGAGCCGTCGGTGGCCAGTGGCGAGAGTAACGCGCAGTTTTTACGCCGGATGCACCAGCTCGCGATCGAGATGCGGACGATGATGCGCGGCGTGCTCGCGGTCGAATATGAGATCGAGTGGAAAGACGGCCATGCCGTGCGCTGCCTGCTCTCCTACTTTACCGAGCCGACCGTGCATGAGATCGTGGAAGATTACAAGCCGGCCGGCGGGCGCTTTGGCGAGCGCGGCAGCCGCGGCGGGCAGCGGGCGGCGGCCTGAGAGGATCGGATGTACTCATTCACGTTCGAGCGCCTGAGTGTTGTCGATTTGTGGGCCATTGCCGCATGGAAGGTGCGCGGCTTTACAGAGGCGGATGCGCTGGACCTCTTCGATATGATCCGCCGCACGTATGATGGAGACGTCGCCGAGCTGTCGATTGTGGAATCAAACGCGCTGATGCAGGCGTTCGGCACGCAGCTGGCGGCATTCCTTACGGATCTGAACGCGCCGGCCTCGCCGGACCTGGCGGTCTTTCGGCGCTTATTCAACGACGCAGCATAGAGGAGTTGGCACCTCGGCAGGCTCATAACCTGCAGGTCGCGGGTTCGAATCCCGCTGCTGCTACCAGAGGGGACGCCGCCTGAGCCAGGCGTGACAGTCTGGAGAGACAGACCCGGCAAGGAGTAGCATAAGTAGTGCGACGGTTGCGACCGTGCGGCGCGGGTTCGATCCCCGCCTCCTTGGCCAACAGACCTACGGGCGTTGACAGAACGGGTTGCAACTTTCGCCGCCGGATGTCGTAACCGGCACCAACACGTCGGGGAAGCGCAGCAGGCACAGGCGCCTCGGGTGCGAATCCCGGCCCCGGCCCCAATACCCTATTTGCGATGTGGGCGGCCGTATCTTCTGGACCTAGGCCAGGCTGCGGAGAAGCCGCCCACGAAACCACGACACGCATGCGATTCGCGCGGTCGTTCTGATGTTCGCTACTAGCGAACCTCGGGGCGGCCGCTCTTTTATCCCGGAACCCCGGCAATGCCGGGGCAGGCACGTCCCCCGCGCTCGAGGCTGACGACAAGCCGCTGCACGCGCCCACGTTGGGCAGCTTTTCGCAGGCAGGCCACGGCCCCGCGGGGGAGTGCATTCTGTGCTATGGCCGCGACGACCCTGCCGAGCTTAGAGGTTATCCACGAGAAACAGCGCCGCCTCGGCCAGCTGGAGTTGCAGCAGGCCCGGCAGGGTATCGCGACGCCGCCGCACGTCACCAATGAGATCCAGGATCTCCGGCGCGATCTGGCCGCCGCGGCGCCGGCCACCGTCGCCGAGTCGCACGACAGCCTGTATGCGTTTATGGAGCGCATCGAGGCGCGTATCGACCGCCTGTACTGGTGGGCGCTGTTCCTGGCGCTCGTGATCATTCTGGCGGTGAAACTATGACCTACCAGGTCGAGTACGACGCCGAGACGCACGAGTACGTCGCCGATGCGGATGGCCAGATCTACACCAGCCCGTATGCGGCGCTGGCGTATGCCTGGCTGGCCGCGCAGATCCTTGCGGATGACCCCGGCAGCGCCGGGGCAGGGCAGACCGATGGCTAAGGCGCTCGTCATTCTTGGCTATGCGGCTGGCGCGCTGCTGCTGGCCTACACGATCGGAGTCGTCTGGTGAGTGTGCTCAGCTTGCTTGGGGCGATCGACATCACGGGTAAGCTCCCGCACGCCGACTGGCGGATTGGCCAGCGCGCGGCGACCGCCTCGCTCACGTGGCACTACAACGGCCCGGCCGTCCCCGAGTCGCGCCAATTCGGCGACGGCCTGATCGATCAGCTCATCGCCGATGCCCACTGGCAAATGCGGCCCGGCTGGGGCGGTACGGTGCATGGCGCCGACGGGCTGATGTATCACCTGGTCGTGGCCGCCGACGGCGCGCTGTACCAGACGCGCGACATCTTTGCGGCGCTGTGGCACGCTGCTCACCAGGATGCCAACAGCCGCGGCCTGGCCTTGCACTTCCCGCTTGGCCAGGGCCAGCACCCAACACCCAAGCAGCTCTACGCCGCCGAGCGGGCGAGCGACCTCCTGCGATCGGCCTTTGCCATCCCGCTCAATCGCACGCTCGGTCACCTGGAGTGGCGGCACATGACCGCCTGCCCCGGCCCGGATCTGATGCAGTGCCTGATCGCCTACCGCGCCGGCGCACAGCCAATTGCACCTGCTACGCCGACACCCGCAGGCCTGCGCCGATGGCAGATCAACCCGCTCTACGACCAGCCGATCCGCATTCATACCGCGCCGCGCCTGGATAGTCCCATCGCTGGGCGCTTCAAACCCGGCACGATCTGCTACGTCGACGTGGTCAAGCCCTCCGAAGTGCCCGACCCGGCGCATCCGCGCTGGGTGCATCTGGCGCACGTCGCGCATGAGCAGGCCGATCTCGGCTTTATCGCCGAAGATCTAGGAGTGTATCTGTGAGCTTTGTCGATTTCGCGCTCTGGGTCGTCGGCGGCGCCGCGCTCGATCTGTACAAGCGCTTCCTGGTGACACGAAAGGTGTACCGCGATGCATGAGTACGCTCGCGAAAGGCGCGGCACACTCTCTCGCCACCAGCGCGCCGTGGTTCTCTGGAACTTTAGAGGCGTCGTGCGCTCGATTCCGCGCGACGCGGACCCGGCCAAGCGCGGGCAGTGGCTGCTGTTTGCTTGGCGCGTGTGTCACCTGCTTGGCCGCAAACAGCTCGCGACGGTCGCATGGCCGTGGCGCTACCGCCCGCCGAGTATCAAGCGCGACGCACAGCACCCAGGCCGAGCCCGGCGCAATCTTCGCCGCACGATGCGCGCGGCTGGAACGGCCACCCCGCGCGGGCGTGCGAGCAACCCGACGGCGCTGCCATGAGCCTCTACACCGGCCAGTCGTGGGAGTGGTGCGCCAAGCACCAGGCGCTCAGGATCGGCGGCGAGCCATGCAACAAGTGTGTGGAAGAGACTACAGCGTCTGACCTGTTCGCCGAGAATCGCGATCTGCGCTTTCAGGTGAACGGGCTCGCGCACCGCTGCGCGGCGCTGGAACAGCGTTACGAGCAGCTGGCGAATGACATGATCGAGTTAGTGGTCCGCCTGGAGGCACTCGCGGCGCACGTCACGCCAGATCCATGGCTCCTATCATGACCTACGCCTACCGCGACAGAGACGGCACTATCACGCTGTTCGCCTCCGATCGGGACCAGGCGCCGCCACGCGAGTTTAAGCGCTGCGACCTCGGGCGCTATCTGGAGGCCTGGCGCGAGAAGAACGCGCGCGAGTGGCTGCAGGTCCGCGCCCGCCTGATTGATCAGGCGGGCGAACGGCGAAAGCGCCAGCCGCCCTCACGCCCGCGCCGCACGGCGAAAGCGAAGCAGCAGCCATGAGCGAAGCCCTTGGCCCCTGCCCGACCTGTTCCGGCTACGGCATCGTCGAGCACGATACACGCGGGCGCGAAACCTGGATCGAGTGTCAGCTCTGCGGGCGCCAGAAGTGGCGCGCGCGCAGGCAGTCTACTCCGAAGCTGGTGATCAATGTGTCCGCTAGTGCTAGGCGCAGTCGGCGCCGCGCTCTGGCTCGCTGGTTTGATCTTCCTTATCGCATTGTGCCGAGCGGGTCGGAGTGATGACGACTGAGACGCCGACCCCGGCCTGGCGGTCGGGGCAGGCATGGCTGCTGCTCATGTGGCTGCCGATCTGGATGCTGTTGATGAAGATAGCGAGACAAGATCGTGAGTGCTGAGTGGAAACGCGCCGATCGGTCGCAGCTGACCATCAGCTGGGAAGACGTGTCGATCAGCTTTGTGTGTCCGTGCGGCGAAGAAATTATGCTGATCGACGAGCCCGTGCAATGTGACTGCGGACGAAGATGGCGCTATGTGACTCAGCTGCAGGTGCAAGATGCTGAACGGACTGACTAGCACGCTGCTCCTGGCCGCGCTGGCCGTTTGGTGGCTCGTCCGCCAGTCGCAGGCCGGATCGACGCTGAGTGTCTGCCCGAAATGTGGCACAGTGCTCGAGCACACGCGGGGCGTGCTATTCTGCTGCCCGAGCTGTGGCTGCTGGCGGCTTGGCTAGGTTTCGAGAGTTTTGCGAGTCTAGAAAAAGAGCCTCGATTGACAACATTCCGCAGCCGCATCAAGGAACTGCGCACCGTCTCCGCCGACGAACTCCGCGCGAACCCGCAGAACTTTCGCACGCACCCCGAGCACCAGCGCGCGGCCTTGCGCGGCGTGCTGGAGGAGATCGGGATTGCCGGCGCCCTGCTCGCCTATGAGGATGCCGAGTGGGGATTGACCCTCATCGACGGACATTTGCGCCAGGACGAGGGCGGCGACTGGCCGGTGATCGTGCTCGATGTCGATCGGATGGAGGCCAACCTCCTGCTCAGCACGCACGATCCCATAGCCGCTTTAGCCGGCACCGACCCCGCGAAGCTCGACGCGCTACTTAGAGACACGCTGACCGGCGAGGCGGCGGTGCAGACGCTCTTGGATGACCTGGCGACGAAGGCAGGGCTGTACCAGGAGCTGACGACCGCGCCGGGACAGGGCGGCGACGAGTTTGACACTACCCCCCCCAGTGGACCAACGCGCTCACAGCTTGGCGATCTGTGGCAAATAGGACCACACCGGCTACTGGTTGGCGATTGCACTGATCGCGCGAATGTGGCCCGACTCATGCAGAACGACAAGGCCGAGATGATCTGGACCGATCCTCCCTACGGCGTTGCGATCGGCGACAAGAATAAATTCCTCAACGCGATTGCTCGGAGCAATCGCGTTGAGGAAAATCTAGAGAACGACACACTGGACGAAGATGGGCTGCTTGCGATGCTGCGCGGGTGCTTTGCGCTCGCGGCAGCGCACTGCCTCGCCGGGGGCGCGTGGTATGTAGCGGCCCCGCCGGGGCCGCTACATGTGCTCTTCGGGCTGGCGCTCAAGGAACTCGGCATCTGGCACCAGACGATCCAGTGGGTCAAGAACAATGCGACGTTCGCGCCGCTGGGCGTCGATTATCACTGGCGCGCGGAGCCGATCTTCTACGGCTGGCTGCCTGGCGCGGCACATCGCTACTATGGCGGCAGGCAGCAGGACACCGTATGGGAGATCGATCGTCCACTGGCATCGCCCGATCACCCGACGATGAAGCCGATCGAACTCGTGCAACGGGCGATCGAAAACTCGTCTCGCCCGAATGAGCTTGTCTACGATCCCTTTCTCGGTAGCGGCACAACGCAGATTGCCGCGCATCGCGCAGGGCGTAGATGCTATGGTTGCGAGATTGCGCCAAGGTACGCCGACGTCATCCTGCGCCGTGCCGAAGCCGAGGGCCTTACCGTTGAACTGACTGAGCGCCTCGATGTCCCGCCCGACGAAACTAACTGACGAAACCATCGCCAAGCTGGCCCAGGCCGTGGCACTCGGCGCGACCTACGACCTGGCCGCGCAGTTCGCCGGCATCAGCCCGGCGACCTTGCACCGCTGGCGGCACGAGGCCGAGCAGGACGACGCGAGCGAGCTGCACGAGCGACTTGTCGCGGCACTGGAAAGCGCCGAGGGCGCAGCGGTGGTCGGCTGGCTGGCGAAGATCGAAAAGGCCGCGAACGAGGGCGCCTGGCAGGCCGCCGCGTGGAAGCTGGAGCGGCGCTATCCGCAGCAGTATGGACGGCAAGTCGTCGAGCACCAGGGAAGTGATGACAACCCGATCGTCATTCGTCGCGCCGAGGATCTGAGCGATGACGAACTCGCAGCCATCATTGCCCAGTGCAGCCCAGGAGCTACTGCGCCGCCGGCAGGCGCGGACGGCGATTGAGCACTTTACGACCTATACCTTTCCAGACTATGAGGTCAACTGGCACCACCGCCTGCTGTGCTCCTACCTCGATCGCTTCGCGCTCGGCCTGATTCCGCGCCTGATGGTGTTCATGCCCCCACGGCACGGCAAGAGTCAGCTGGTGAGCCGGCATCTGCCGGCGTACATCCTTGGCCGCAACCCAGATGCCAGTATCATCGCATGTAGCTACGGCGCCGATCTTTCCAGCCGGATGAACCGCGATGTGCAGCGCATCATCGATACCGAGGCGTATGCGCGCCTGTTCCCTGCCTCGCGCCTGTACGGCAAGAACGTGCGCGCGGTTGCCCAGGGCAGTTACCTGCGCAACAGCGAGATTTTTGAGATTGTGGGCCGGCGCGGGGTCTACCGTTCAGCGGGCATCGGCGGCGGCATCACCGGCATGGGCATGCAGTTCGGCATCATCGACGACCCGATCAAGAGCGCCAGTGAGGCCGAGTCAATCACCTATCGCGATGGGCTATGGGACTGGTATACCTCGACGTTCTACACCCGGCTCGAAAAGCACGGCGCGATCCTGATCACGCTGACACGCTGGCATGAGGACGATCTGGCGGGCCGGCTGCTCGCGCTCGCGGCCTCCACGCCCGACGCCGACCAGTGGACGGTGCTCAGTCTCCCGGCAGTCTGCGAGGACGCGCAGCGCATGCCAGGCGACATCCGCGCGGACGGCGCGCCACTCTGGGAGAATCGGTTTAATCTCGCCGCGCTCGCAAAGATCCGTCTGGCGATCGGCAGTTATCACTGGAGCGCGCTCTATCAGCAGCAGCCCAGCAGCCGCGACGGCGGCATGTTCGGCCCCAGTGTCCCGATCGTCGGCGCCGTGCCGACCCATGCCAAGCGCATCCGCTACTGGGACAAGGCCGGCGCAGCCCCCGGCAAAGGCGACTACACCGTCGGTGTCTTGCTGGCCTATCAGGGTGGCGTCACCTATGTCGAGGATGTGGTGCGCGGGCAATGGCAGGCCGCTGAGCGGAACGCCAAAATCCGCGAGACCGCTGAACTCGATCGGCAGCTGTACGGCGCGGTCGCGCAGTGGATCGAGCAGCCGCCCGGTCTCGCCAAAGAGGCCACCGACGCGGTGATTGCGCTGCTCCAGGGCTTTGCGGTCTATGCCGATCCGGTCAAAGGGGATAAGGTCGAGCGCGCGGAGCCGTTCGCATCGCAGTGGCAGGCCGGCAATGTGAAACTTGTGCGCGGTGACTGGAACCGGGCCTATCTGGAAGAGTTGCGCGCCTTTCCGACCGGCAAGCACGACGACCAGGTGGATGCCAGTAGCGGCGCCTATAACAAGCTGCATCAGCCGTCACGAATGAGCAGCAGCCCCGCGCGCGTGACCACCGCCGCAGACTTATTTGGAGCCTAAGTGCCTGGCCTGATCTCCCGCCTCACATCCTTCATTCGCGGCCAGCAGCCCACGTCGAATGCCACCACGACGACCGAGGTGCCGACGCCGCCGCTGCCCTCGACCGCGCTCGCCGCCTTCCAGGTCGAGCGCGACCGCGCCAGTATTGTGCAGCTCGTCCGCCGCATGGTCGACGAAGACCCGCGCGCCGATGGGGTGCTGAAAACCCTGGCCAGGGACGCAACGCGCGGCGGCTTTCGTGTCGCCGTCAAGCGTGGCAATGGCTCGGCCCGAGCCAACAGCGAAGCGGCTGCCCTGATCGAGCGCCTGGGCCTGGTCGAGCTGGTGACGGACTGGGTCGAGCTGACCCTCAGAGATGGCGACAGCTTCCTGGAAGTCTCGGTCGACGCGAATAACGATATCGTCGCCGTGACGCGCAAGCCCACGCTGCAATTGCACCGCGCAAGTGATGACCGCGACACCTTCCCCAATCCGACGCGCGCCTACTGGTGGGCGGATGAGCTGTGGATGGGGCTCGACGCGCCCCGCGATGCCACCTGGTTTGCCGACTGGCAGATTATCCATGCGCGCTGGTCGCACGACACCGGCTCGCGCTACGGCCGACCGCTGTTTGCATCATCCCGTACCGCCTGGAAGCGCGTGAGTGAGGGTGAGCTCGACATTGCCGTCCGGCGCAAGACCAGAGCCGGCCTCAAATACAACCACGAGTTCCCCGCCGGCACGCCGCCCGATATCATCGAAGCCTACAAGGAACAGAACAAAGACGCCTTGTCGAATCCGACCGCGGCGATCGCCGACTTCTTTGGCACGGTCAAGATCAACACGATTGAAGGCGATGCCCGGCTCGGCGAGATTACCGACGTGCTGCACCACATTCGGACGTGGTGGGTTGCCTCCCCCGTGCCGATGTCGCTGCTTGGCTACGGGCAGGACCTCAACCGCGATGTGCTGGATGAGCAGCAGGAGCAGTACGAGCGGGCGCTCGACGCGCTGTGCAGCTGGATCGACAAGGACATCCTCCAGCCGCTGATTGAGTTGCAGTGGCTGCTCAAAGGCATCTGGCCGGGCAGTCTCACCTACAGCATCACCCGCCCGCCGCGCAAGGTCCCCGGCGCCGCCGAGATCGAGGCGGCCGGCATCGCCGTCAAGGCGCTGGCGGATACGGGCGCGGTGCCTGAGATCGTGCTGTTGCGCATTCTCAGTCAGCTCATCCCCGGCCTGGACGCGGACGAGGCGTATGCGCTCCTCAAACAGCAGCGCGCCGAGAATCCGCCGCCAGCGCCGCCAGGGCAAGCACCGCCGGCGCCAGAGCCGAACCCACCGGAGCAGCAGTGAGGCGGTACATCCCGAACGACGGACTCCCCGACTCCGTCAGCGCGCCCTGGTGGGTGCAGCGGCTACCGCGCACGATACGCTGCCATCTGCTCTACCACCCGCTGCGGATCTGGTCTCCATCGATCGCTGCTATCCGCGGCAAGATAGCTTGCCCGCTCTGCGGCTTGATCTACGAGAAATAACCATCGCGGCGGCGGCGTGGCGAGATGACACGCCTTCTGGACATCGATCCTTGTCCGCAGAAGCCAGTAAGCACCAGGGCGCGGTACGACAAGGCGCAATCTGGTGAGCCGGTGCGAGACCGGCCCGCCGCGTCCAACCCCCTTTCTCCATTGGAGAACCCCTAATGACCAGACGCAAACTTACCAAGGGCCAGCCGCTCACTGAGCTGGTCGACGGCAGCTATAACTACATCGTGACGCAGTTGCGCGCCAGCTGGCAGCAGCAATTCATGATGCAGGACCAGTACTGGAACTGGTGCATCGTCGAGTACTTCCCCGACTATGTGATTGTCTCGGATGACCAGCAGCCGCCGGATGACTTCTGGCTGGTGCGCTACACCCAGACGGGCGACGGCGTGTACACGTTCGCTGCTCGTGACCAATGGGAGAGTGTCGAGCTGACCTACACCCCGGCCGCAGCCAATGAGATCCGAGAGCGGCGCGAGCGCGGCCAGATCGCACTCGTCGAGCGCATCGAGCGCGCCCGCATCACGCTGGGCGAGGCGCAATCCGGCAGACCGCGCCGCATCATGGCGCGCGGCATGACCGCCGACATGGTCAACAACAACAACCGCCGCTACCCATCCGCCGTGTTAGAAGCCGCCGTGAACGAAGCGCAGGGCAAGGTCGCGGCCGGCGAATTTCTGGCCGAGAGCAATCACCCGTCGGACAAAGGCGGCGTGCCGGATATCTTAGAGAGCCTGGTGCGCTGGGATAGTCTGACCTTTGAGAACGGCGAAGTGCTGCTCGAAGGCACGATTATTCCGACGAGCAAGGGCCAGGACCTGATCACCGTGATGGAGGCCGGCGTGTACCCGCGCCTCAGCCAGCGCGCCTATGGCGCCGGCGAGATGGTCGATGACCACGGGATGCAGTACCTCAACGTCACCGAGCTGCATCTCACCGGCTACGACCTGGTCATGGACCCCGGCGACCCCACCGCCGAAACCCTGATGTTCGAGCGCTCGAAACGGAGCGCCCCCACCCCCCCACCCCGTCATCAACCCACATTGGAGGACTCCCCCACCATGGACAAGATCACCCTCGAATCACTCCGCGCCGACTATCCCGAACTGGTCGCGCAGATCGAGCGCGAGCGGGATAACGCGCGGCGTGCCGAGCTGGAGGAGGCCCTCCAGCAAAAGCAGGCCGCGGACGCCCGCGACGCGAAACTCATCGCCGAGCGCGAAAAGGCGCTCCGCACGCAGCTGGGCCTGTCGGATACCGACGACCTGGCGGAAGCCATGCAGCGCCAGGCGACCGAGCTACAGAGATTGCAGGAGGCCGAGCAGGCCCGCGCGGTCGAGCAGTATATCCAGACCGAGTGCGCGCAGATCAAGTACAGCGAGCTGCTGCGCGACCAATTCTTAGAGGCGGTCAAGAGCGCTGGCGCCAAGACCATCGACGAGGCCAAGGCCGTGATTGTGGCCAAGCGCAAAGAGTACGACGCGATCCAGGCTAAACTGGCCTTGGCGGCCCGCGGGCATAGCCTACAGATCCTGGGTCCGGTGCTGGAGCGCGATCGCGGCATTCCCGAGTTCGCGCGTGTCAGCCACGAGCTGACCGAGAGTCTCATCCGCGCCGGGCACGTCAGCCCGCGCGATCTGCGCGCCCCCCGCAACACCAACGAGCGCTTCACCGCGCTCTACCTGGAGCGCTTCGACAAGGTCTACGCGCACCACCTGCGGCGCGAGGCCGCGCTCTACGACGAGGCCGAGCAGACCTCGGACCTGAATCTGCCCTACAGCGTGTCGCGCGCGATTATCGCCGAAGCGCTGCCCGACCTGATCGCGACCTCGATCTTCGACGTGCAGATGGTCGACCCCGCGCCGACCGTCAACATCTTCTTCGAGCAGTACGCCGCCGAGAGTGGCGCGACCGCGACCGTGACCGATGAGGTGGTCGTGGGCGACCATGACGCCTGGGTGCAGTTAGACAACAAGCGCTTGCAGTTCGGCACGGTGGTGCTGACCAACAGTGGCGGCTCGACGACCTACGACGAGGGCGACGACTACGTCGTCGACTACGCCAACGGCCGCCTGATGACGCTCAGTGCAGGCGCCACGACCGACGGGCAGTCGCTCAAAATCGACTATGTGTACGACGCCATCCGTAAGGGCGAGAGGCAAGCCATCGAGCGCGGCAAGCAGACCCTCAGCTTCATCGCCGTTCCGATGGCCGCCGACCGCCTGGCCGCCGAGATCACCAGCGAGGCGATCGTGTTCAGTCGTGCCGCGCTTGGCTATGACGCGCGCAACGCCACGCTGATGCGGCTCATCAAGCAGATCCAGCGCAAGATCGACGGCGGGTTGTTCTACCTGGCGCTGGCCGCGGCGCTCCGCCAGGCCGACAACTCGGGCGGCACCTGGGTGGCGGCGAGCGATGACCCATCGGAATTGGCCGAGAAGATCGGCGTCGCCAAGGTCAAGGTCGCCAACCGCTTCTATGAGCCAACCGCCGTGCTGATGAGCATGACCAACTCGGATCGCCTCGCCAACTGGATCGGCTTCACCCAAGCCGGCAGCCGCCCCGACGCCGACCTGCAAGCGACGGGCTATGTCGGGCGCGTGAAGGGCTTGCCCGTGTTCGCCTCGACCAACTTCACCGACAACTACGTGCTCCCGCTCAATCGCGAGATTGTGCAGCACCGCGTCGGCCAGCCGATGGCGATCAAGGGGCCGTTCCCGTCGTACTCGTCGAACCAGCTGCTCTCCAGCGAACAGTGGTTTGCCGAAGAGTTCAACGCGTCGGAAACGCCGGTCATCAGCAAGGCCGCCTACGTCAAGGTTTCCTAGTAGGAACAGATCGGGGGATCTGGATCATCTCAGATCCCCCGACCCAGGACTTCCCATGCCACGCATCAAAAACACCGGACGCCACCCGATCATCCTCGGCTCGCTCTGGATCGACCCTGGGCAGATCCGCGCCGTGCCGCCGTCCACCGAGGCCAAGCTGCTCGCGCGCGGTGAAAGCATCGTGCGCATCAGCCCGCCGCTCGAAACGGCGCCGGCAGACGAACCCGAGCCCACGCCGCCGGAACCCGAGCCGGAACCCGAGCCGGAACCCGAGCCGGAACCCGAGCCGGAACCCGAACCAGAACCGGAAGCGGCGCCCACACCTGCCCCCACGCCTGTCACGCGCCCAGCGGCCCGCAAACCGACCCGCAAGCCCGCACGCCGGAAGTAGTCATTTCGCACACCAACGGACGAACATGCACGACTATTCTCAGACCCACGAGACCAGCCACATCGACGCCGCCGGCCTCTGGCGCTATTCCTGGATCGGCGCGGGCGCGGCGGAAGGCGCCGAGCAGGGTGTCATTAGTGTTCGCCCGCGCGCGAGCGCCTAGACGAGGACTCCATGGCCGATTTTGCCACCATCTCCGATAACACCGTGACGATTGCTGAGGGCGAAACGAATAGCACCCCGCTCGACTGCCGCAGTGGGCGCACGCTCGCGGGCGTCTATCTCCCGCCCGGCTTCGAGGGCGAAGCGCTCACCTTCCTTGGCAGTTGGGATCTCGATGACGCCGACTTTTACTCCGTCTCGGACCCCAACGCGACCACCGACCCCTACACCGTGGCGGTCTCCGCTCCCGGCTATGTCCCGCTGAACGTGCTGGCGTTTGCCGGTGTCAAGGCGGTCAAGATTGTGAGCGACACGCCCGTGGGCGCTGACCGCGTGCTGCACTGCGCGCACCGGGTGGTGTAAGGTGCGCAACCGTTCACGGCTCCTGACACTCCTTGGAGGCTCCATGGCGTCATCCATTCGCGCGCTTACCCTCACGCTGAACGATACCCAAATCCGCAATTTGAACGCAACCCCCGTGACGTGCATTCGCGCACCTGGCGCGGGCAAGGGGATCTTCGTCTGGTACGCGACCTTTGCCTGGTCGGGCGGCGTCGCCTACACGCTGCCCGGCACGCCCGTCTCGCTCAGTCTCGCAACACCAGCCCAGCGCGCCGCGTCTGAGGCAAGCGGCTATTACACGCGCCCGATCGCCGGCCTGCTTGACAGCGCCGATCCGCTGCTGGCCTTTGGCGTGTTCGACGGCTTTGTGGGCTACGACAACTCCGCACTGAACGCGCCGGCGGATGCGATCGATCCCGCGCTCCTGCACAACCAGCCACTCCAGATCGCCTACGATGGCGACGCGGGCGGGGAATGCACGGATGGTGACGCGGCTAACACGCTGTCTGTCCATATCTACTACAGCATCATTCCGGTGCCCACGCCGCCCCCGCCATTCTCGCCCGCCGCCATTGCGAATGTGCTCTGGCTGGATGCCATCGACCTCGGTCTCACGAACGGCGCGGCAGTCCCCGAGTGGGACGCCGCAAGCGGCTCGGTTGCAAGCCTCGCGCAGCCGACCTCCGGCAACCAGCCGACATATCACACGAGTGGTATCCCAGCGGGCGCGTTCGTCGCGATAAGCGACACGCCAGATAGTCAGTGGCTGACAGCGGCGCTCGGCAGCGCGGTGCTGCCGCCGGGCGATTTCTACATCCATCTCACGCTCAGTGTCATCGACTTCTTCAGCTACAACTCGGTGTTGCTGATTGGCGGCGACACTGCCGAAAGTCCGTCCACGGCGTTCACGCTGTACATCCATAATCAGATGCTCTCGTTCGAGCTGATCGACGGCGCCGACTACGACTTCGATACCACGTTGTCCACGACTACCTGGTATCAGATCGAGATCATGTACCAGTCCGGCGTGTTCTCAGCAGCAATCGGCGGCATTGATGAGTCGACCACACACACGCTCGCGTTCACCCCGCCGTCATCGGATACGGTTATCACACTTGGCAATGACCGCCCGCTCTACTCCGACGACGGCAATGTCAATATCGCCTCACTTGTCATTCATTCCGGCAGCATCACGAGTGACCAGCGGGCAGCGATGCGCAGCTATATAACTGAGCGCTACGGCGTGTAGCCCTACCAGAAAGGTTCCCACCTATGCAGCCCATCACCCCCCAGGAGGATCTGATCGCCCTCGACCGCGATTTGCAAACGCACCGCGTCGAACTCGCAACCATCCGCAACCGCCTCGACATCCACCGCAACGTGCTGCGTAGCCCGGCCAAAACGATCGCCGATCTCGAAGACAGCGCGGTCAAGATTGTGGCGGTCATCGAGCATTTAGAGGCCAAGCGCGCCTCCATCCTCTCGCCCGCGACTGGGCCAACCCCCGGCAGCGCCGGGGCAGGCATCCCGCTGAACGAATGAGCGCATCTCTCTCCGACCTCGCCACCCAGCTGCAGGCCGACATCCCGGCCTACGCAAGCGTGCCCACGACCGACCAATACAGTCAGGCCGTGGTCGACGCCGTGGCCGATCTCGCGCGACGTCTGCCGTACCAGCGGGTCACCACGATCGCGGTGGTCGACGGCACGGACAGCTACGAACTGCCCGCAGACTTCGTGCGGCTCATCCGCTTCGCCGGGCCACCGTTAGTCAACAATGTCATTGTCACGGACCAGGGCCTCATCCCCGGCCCGCCGTGGGCGGACACCTGGTCGAACGTCGGGCAACTCGCGCCCATGAGCCCGATGGCGTTCTCGGAGCAGATCACGGTCCAGGGCCTAACGCTCCAGATCTTCCCCACACCGCGCTACCGCATCGAGCGCACGCTGTGGTATGCGGCCGGCGACGTGCTGGACGACGACGGCGACACCTACAGCACCATGCAGCCCGAGCGCGCGCAGATCGCCATGCTGAAAGCGCGGGCGATCTGCCTCTCACTGCAAGCCGCCAAGGCCGCGCGCGATGCGTTCATTTCAGAATTAGGACCGGAGAAGGGCGACAAGACCAAGCAGAGCGCTGCGTTCAAGCTGGCCGCCGACGACACGGAGCGCCAGTATGTGGCGCGGGTCGCCGCACAGACCGGACCCTACGGGAGCCGAGCGACATGGCCGTACTAACTGCTGAGGACCGGGCGAGCCGGGCGCTCGACATCCAGGCGCATATCACGACCGACCCCATGCTCGTGACGATTGCGCGGCCAGCCCGTGGCAGTAGCAGCCGCGGCCCGGCTGAGGCGCTCTACACCGATGTACCGATGGTGATCTGGCCCAGCACGGGCGACAGCGCGCCACTGGTGCTCGTCGCCGTGCCAAGTGTCGGCGGCGCGCGGGTCGGCGCGGTCGGCTTCGCACCAGCAGCAACGGACATTCAGGAAGGCGATGAGGTCTGGGCGCCGAACGCCACGTACAAAGTCCAGGGCACCGACACCTGGCAGGCCTCGATCGCCGTCGCGCTGAATGCGGTCAGGCCGCGGCCCAACTCTTAACTCTTACCTCTTATCCTCCATCATCGCCCTATGCCCGGACTCAAAGTCGAAATCTTACATCTCCCGGAAGTGCAGCAAGCGCTGCGCGACAAGGCCGCCCGGCTCACCCCGGCGCTAACCAACGCCGCGACCGTGAGCCGCCGCCTCTTGGTGGCTGAGCTCACCAAGTACCCCGCCGAGCGACCTGGCCAGCGGTATGTGCGCACGGAAGCGCTCAAACGCGGCTGGGAGCGCGCGAGTGGCGTCACCGGCGCCAAGGGCTTCCAGCTGATCAATCCGGTGTTCTATGCGCCCTACGTCCAGGGCGACAGCCAGGGGCGTGCATTCCGGGGCCGTTGGGAAAGCGCGACATCCATCGCACACCGCCTCCAAGAGGAAGTCCTCGCGGCCTATGAGAAAGCGGTTCAGGAGGCCATCCAGTGAGCGACGACCCGTTCCTCGCCGTCAGAGAGACCTTTGCCGATCTGCTGCGCACCTATGACGACGGCACCAATGCGCCGACTGAGGTGTTCGCGGATGAGCCGGGCGATCTGACCGCGGCCAGCCCGGTACAGGTGCTCAGTCGCTACGGGCGTTCGCGCGAGCGGATTGCGATGCGTGTGTTTCAGACGCGCATCAAGGTCTATCTCGACACGTATGTGGCCGCGAGCGACGGCACGACGACCTACACGCCCGAGGATGTGGCGGCCATGCTGGATACCCAGGCCCAGCGCCTCGACGCGATGATCGAGGCAAACCAGGGCGCTGCGGGCGGCGTCTGGAAGCGCATCGACTACGACGGCGACTCAGTCATTGAGTTCGGCATCTTCGGCGACGACGGCCTGCCGCGCTATCGCGAGCGGCAAGGACTCATCTTCACCCTCTAACCCCCGATCTACCCCCTCACAAGGAGACACCCCACTATGGCACGCCACAGCTCAAACAAGCAGCACCCCACGCATACGGGGTCCGCGATTACGCTGGAGGCCCCGACCGGCGCCGGCAGCGGCAATGGCTGGACCTTCAGCAACGCCACGCAGCCGAACGTCCTGGTCTGGAACACCGACGATAGCAGCAAGACGCTGACGCTCAAAGCCAACGGCCCCGAGGTCGGCGGCATCGCGCTCACCGACAAGACCGTGGTCGTCCCGGCGATGGACGAGGACGGCGTGCCCGGCTACGTGCTGCTGAAGCTGCCGAAGGCCTACTTCGGCGAGACCGCGCAGATCGACGTCGACGACAACACCGGCGTCACGCTGGCGGTGTTCGGCTAGGCCTCTCCCTCCGACTCTTCCCCTTCACCTGTCCCGACCACCAGGTCGGGAATCCCCCATAAGGAGATCCCCCCATGCCAGCAGTCAGCGGCTACGGGTCCGCGATCGATGCCTATGTCGAGATTACCGTCGACGGCGGCACGACCTGGACCGATATCTCGGGCGCGACCAACAGCATCGACCCCGATCCCACCAAGCGCAAATTCGACGAGAGCTATGTCTTCGGCGCCGAAGACGCGCTCGTCGGCCTCGGCAAGAACGAGGCCGTCAACATCAAGATGGGCGTGCTCTACACCGAGGGCGCGACCGACCCCTTCCAGTTGGTGCTGGATGCGTATATCAACAAGACGACCGTACAGTTCCGCTGGACCCCGTTCGGCAATGTCTCGGGCAACAAGCGCTACACCACCGGCGACGGCAAGGTGTTCGAGTTCCAGTACCCCAAGGCCAAAGCCGACGAGGCGAAACTCATCATGTGCGAGCTGCAGATCCGCGCGAGCGGCATCACGCAGGACGAGGTGCCCTAGGCGTCTCCGCCTGGCGCCGGGAACCCGCCCGGCGTAGGCGCGCGTGCTCTGGCGAAAGCCAGGGTATATAGCCGGCGGCCCTGCGTGGATTGCATCCGCCGGCACTCGATCCACTTGACACTCTACTTTACATTGGAGGTTCCCATCATGCCCCGCAAGCCCAAGGCTGCTGCCCAGCAGCCCACTGCCCCCGCGATCCCGATTGTCGTCGACAAGACGAAGTTTACGATCGGCGACATGCTGCTGTTTGCCAAGCTCGGCAGCCTGGCCGGGAATAGCGACCCCGCCGCAACGAACGCCGCGATGCTGGAGATTCTGCCCGTGCTCGACCGCCTGGTCGTGGGCGGTGTCTTGCATCACCCGGTGGCGCTCATGCCGCAGGTTATGCAGGAGGTCTCACGCCAACTCAACGAGGCCTCTGACCCAAACAGCTAAGGCTGCGCCTCATGAAACACTTCGTCGCGAAAGGCCCGCAGCCGCTGGAGCTGCTCGAGCTCCGTCTCTGTCGCGACGTGTTCCATTGCCCACCCGACGTGCTGGATCGGCAGGACCCGCTCCGCATCCTGGCCTATTTGACCGTCTTGGATGTCGAGGCGGACTACCAGAACATGCAGACCCCGCCCATGGCGAATACCGCCTAGCTTCTCCGGCCGCCCGGTAGCCCCGCCCCGACTCTGTCGGGGTCCTACGCCGGCGGCATAGCCCGATCCTCCTCTACCCCGACCGCCAGGTCGGGGCCGCGCTGCCTCTCTCATGCGCCGCGCGCACCCGCTCCACGTCGTGATGGCGTGACTCCCCGGCGGCTGTGCGCGCGGCGTTTCCATCTATGGCTGACATCATCCAGATCGTCGTCCAGGCGCAAGATGACGCCTCGGGCGCCCTCAATCAAATCGCCACCGGCGCGCTGCGTTCGTTGGGTGACGCCGCCGTCGACATGGCCGGCCGGGCCGTTCAGGCCCTGGCCGGTTTTGGTGCGTCCAGCGTCCAGGCGGCGGGCGATTTCGAGCAGGGCATGGCCGGCTTCGCGAACGCGACCGGGCGAACGCTCGCGGACAGCGGCAAGTCGCTGGATGACTTCAAGCAGCTGTTCATTAGTCTGGGCAAAGAGCTGCCGGTCAGTACAGCCGAGGTCCAGCAGGCCGCGACGGCGATGGCGACGGGCGGGATCGATCCGGCGACCATCGCCGCGGGCGGCCTGCGCGATACGATTAACTTCGCGGCGGCGGCGCTCAAGGGCGATCTGGTTCAGGCGGCGCAGATCAGCGCCAAGACCATGCAGGCCTGGACCAACATCACGGACTCGACCGCGCAGAAGACCGAGTTCCTGACGCACGCCCAAAACCTGATGACCCAGGCGACCACGGCCGCGAGTACGAGCGTGGATCAGCTCTTCCTGGGACTCTCGAACGTCGGCGGCACGGCGCGACTGGCCGGGGTCTCGTTCGATCAGACGGTCACCGCCCTGGCGCAGCTCACGCCGGCATTCTCCAGCTCGGCGGATGCCGGGACCTCATTCAAGACCTTCCTGGCGCGCCTCCAACCCACGACCAAGCCGGCGATCGAGGCGATGAAGGATCTCGGGCTCTACTCCGATAAGACCGGATCGGCCTTTTACAACGCGCAGGGCAACTTCGTCGGGATGGCGGCGGCCGAGCAACTGCTGCACAGCGCGACCAAGAACCTGACCGACCAACAGCGCGCACAGTACCTCCAGACGATCTTCGGCAACGACGCGATCCGCGCAGCCGGTGTGTTCGCGACGCAGGGCGCCGACGGCTACAACGCGCTGGCGGTCTCGATCGGCAAGCAGACGACGGTGCAGGAGGCGGCCGCGCGCAACCAGGCCACCTTCAACACCGCGATCGAGAACTTCAAAGGCTCGATCGAAGCGCTGCAAATCACGATCGGCTCGGCGCTGCTGCCGGTCCTGACGCAGCTCTTTAATAACACGCTGGCGCCCGCGGTCAATACGGTGACCGAGTTTGCGACCACGATGGCGCAGGCCGCCGACCCGATCCAGTTCCTCGTCAGCAGCATCGACCAGGCGATCCCCGGCTTCGCCGCGTTTGTGGCCGCGCTCGTCAGCGGCGCGCAGGCGGTCGTCTCCTTTGTCCAGAGCGGGAATAACCTGCAAGCCATCCTGGCCGGGATCGGCACGGCTGCGGCGGTTGGTATCGGGCTGGCCGTGGCCTCACTCGCGGTCGCGGCGGCGCCGATTGTGGCGCTCGTCGCCGCAGGCGCGCTGCTGTATAGCGCCTGGACAAATGACTTCGCAGGTATCCAAGAGATTGTCGCCAGTCTCGCGGGCGCGTTTTCGGCGGTGCTGCCGGTGCTCACCTTCCTGCTCAATAGTGTCATCTCCCCCGGTATCAACCTCGTAACCCAGTTCGCACAGGCGATGCTTGGTAGCGCCGACGCCATGGCCGGGCTGCCGGGTGTGCTGCAATCGGTCGTGGTGTTCTTCGGCGATCTGTGGGTAGCTGGCGAGCAGATCGCAACCGCATTCAACCTGGCTGGCACTGGATCGGCGACGTTCGCAGCAGCGCTCGATCAGGTCGGTGTTGCGCTTGGCTTGCCGGCTGGCCTGCTTGGGGCGGTGGTTGGCGGTATCCAGAACCTTGTCGCCGCAATCTGGCCAGCGGTAACTGCCGTTGCAGGGTTTGTCGCTGGCACAACCGGCTGGTTCCAGATGACCAGCACATTGATGCAAACATTCGGCATCACGCTGGGCGGCATCATTGCGCAGGCCATTACCGTCCTCAACAACTACGCGACGGTCTGGATCGATCTCGGCACGACCATTTTCAATGTCCTATCGGCGCTCATGTCCGGTGATCTCGCTGGCGCCTGGACCGCGCTCACCAGCGGACTCGCACAAGTCGTCGCCGACTATCAGACCTACGCGGCCAGTCTCGGCGCGCTGATCGGGCAGATAGCTACGGCGATCATCAATGCCGTCGTAACCTATGGCCCGCAGATCGCTGCGCAAGTCCTGACGTGGGGCCAAGCCTTCGTTGATTGGGTGACCCCCTACATCCCGATCGTCCTTGGTGCGCTCGCCAACCTTGTGGGGCAAGCGTGGGCATGGGTACAAGCACAGGCGCCCGGCTGGATCGCGCAGCTTGCTAGTTGGGGCCAAGCCTTTGCCGATTGGGTAACCCCGTATATCCCCGTGGTACTCGGCGCGCTCGGTAATCTGATCGCACAGGCATGGGCGTGGGTTCAGGCGCAAGCCCCTGGTTGGGTGCAACAACTCGCATCGTGGGGGCAGGCGCTTGCCGATTGGGTGGCTCCCTATATCCCGGTGGTGCTTGGGGCGCTTGGCGGGCTGCTTTCACAAGCATGGGCCTGGGTGCAACAGCAAGCGCCTGGGTGGGTGTCGCAGCTTGCCAGTTGGGGTCAAAGCCTGGCCGGGTGGGTTGAGCCGGCGATCCCCCAAGTGCTTGGCGCGCTGGGTAATCTCGCCTCATCCTTCCTGGGTTGGGTCGGTGAACAAGCCGCGCCGATCGCTGACAAGTTCACCACATGGGCCGCTGGCGTCGCCGCCTGGATACCCGGCGCGATTACCGACTTCCTGGCCGCCTGGCCTGAGATGCTGTCCAGGTTCCTTGATTGGATAGCCACCGGGGCGGGGCCAATCCTCGAAAAACTGGGCGATTGGGCGCTGGCGTTTGTCAAATGGGTTGGCCCGGCCATCCCTGATATGGTCGTTGCGCTCGGCGGTATCCTGGCCGCGATCGTCGTGTTCATCGTGGAGACCGTCGCGACGCTCGCCAATAAGCTTGCCCAGTGGGGGCCGCCGTTCTACGAGTGGATTCACACCAAGGCTGAACCCGCGCTGATCAGCGCTCTGGCTGGTCTTGGCAAGTCGATCGTTGACTGGATCGCCAAGGCTGTTACCTGGCTTGGCACCGAAGCCGGCAAAATCGGCAAATCGCTGGTTGATGGCATTAAGCAGGGTATCCAGAATGCTTGGGCCGGCGTCACCAGCTGGCTGTCGGCACAGATCGCCAAGATCCCCGAACCCATCCGCAAAGCCCTCAAGATCGGCTCGCCATCGCGCCTCATGGCGGAGCAAGTGGGCCAGCCCATTGTCGAGGGCATCGCGCTCGGCATCCAGCAAGCGACTCCTAAAGTTACAGAAAAAATGCTGGATTTAGCCAGCAAGATGATAGAGGTTGTCGATCGCGGCGTCGGCGCGTTCGGCAAACTGAGTCAGCTCGGGCGCGTGCCCACTGCCGCGATCCAGACCTTCGCCGACACGATCCAGGACACGCTCTCCGTGTTCGCGGGCATGGTCGACCGCTGGGATAAGGCCGCGATGAGTGCGGCCAGTCAGTTCTCGCGCAAGGCCGGCGAGGTGGTTGACACCCTCTCCAAAGGCGTCGACTTCCTGGCCAAGCTGGGCGCGCTGGGTGCGATCCCCAAGAGCCAGATCACCCGCTTTGTCGATGCCATCGCCGAGACGATGAATCAGCTGATCGCCGTCTCGACGCGGGACGTGCGCATCGCGCTCTCCGCCGCGGTCGATTTCGCCTTGTCCGCCGGCAAGATCTTGGAGGCGATCGGCAAAGGGGTCGACGGGCTGGCCAAGCTGAATGGCTTTGCGGCGCCGGCGATCGAGAGTATCCGCGCGTTCCGCATCGCCGCGCAAACCATCGTCGGCTCCATGGCCTATGCGGCCACGACCATGGCGAATGTGCCGATCGCATCCGCGGTCGCCTTTGCCGAGTCGGCCGGCAAGATATTAGAGGTCGTCGGCAAGGGGACCGGCGATCTGGCCAAGCTGAACGACTTCACGGCGCCGGCCATTGAGTCCATTCGGGCGTTCCGTGTCTCGGTCCAGACCGTGGTCAACTCGATCGCCTATGCCGCGACGCTCATGGTCAATGTGCCCGTCGGGATGGCGGTCAGTTTCGCCGACTCGGCGGGCAAGATCCTCGATCTGCTGGGCAAAGGGGTCGAGAACCTCGCCAAGCTCTCTGACTTCACGGCCCCCACGATCGACAGCATCCGGTCCTTCCGCATCGGGGTGCAGACGTTCGTCGGCTCGATGGCCTATGCCGCGCAGCAGATGGCGAGTGTACCCGTCGGCGCGGCGGCGCAGTTTGCCGAAGCCGCGGGCAAGATCGTCGGCATCATCAAGCCGGCGGTCGATGGGTTCAAGGCGCTCGCCGACCTGGGTCCGGTCGCGATCGACCAGATGCTGGCCTTTGGCAACCTGATCGACCGCCTGGTGTTCCTGTTCTACCAGGTCGCGACCGATATGTCGACGGACGCGGTCGAGGCCGCGGCGCAGTTCGCAGAATCCGCGGGCAAGGTGATCGCCATCCTGAAAAATGGCGTCGACGGGCTGAATGCGCTGTCGAACCTGGGGCCGGTCGCGATTGACCAGATGCTCGCCTTCGGCAACCTGATCGACCGGCTCGTGTTCCTGTTCTACCAGGTGGCGACTGACATGTCGGTCGAGGCGGCCCAAGCTGCCGCAACGTTCGCCGACAGCGCTGGCAAGGTCGTCGGCGTCCTGAAAACTGGGGTCGACGGACTCAATGCCCTCTCGACCCTCGGTCCCGTGGCCGACAGCGCCATCCAGGCGTTTGTGGCGGCGCTCCATCAGGTGGTCGGCCAGATCGCCAGTGCCGCCACGCAGTTCGATGCCGATGCGCTCAAGGCGGCGGCCCTGTTCGCGGAGAGTGCTGGCAAGATCGTCGGCGTACTCAAGAACGGCGTCGACGGTCTGTCGGCCTTGCAGGATCTGCGCCCCGTCGCCGACTCGTCCATTCAGATCTTCGTCAGTCTGCTCAATCAGATCGTCAGCCAGATCGCCACCGCCGCCTCCACCTTTGACAGCGACGCGCTCAAGGTCGCGTCGGTGTTTGCCGAGGCCGGCGCCAAAGTGGTCGGCGTACTGAAGGCCGGGGTGGAAGGGTTTATCGAGGTCGACGGGTTCGCGGGCATCACGCAGGCCGCGCTGACTCGGTTTGGCGACGGGCTGCGTATCGCGGTCCAGACGATGGCCAGCCTATCCAGCGAGTTCTCGACTGAGGCGCTGTCAGCGGCCACGGCCTTCGCCAATGCCGCGCAGCAGAGCGTCGATTTTCTCAAAAAAGGCGTCGACGGGCTCAAGAAGCTGGCCGAGCTGAAAGATACGGTCGAGCTGGGCGCGAACATGGACAAGTTCGCCCAGGGCCTGCGCTCGCTCATCACGACGATGAGCGCCCTGGCCCAGACGATCTCCGGCCCCATGCTGGTCGAAGCTAACCGCATGGCGCTCAGTCTGGACGCGATTATCACGACGCTGAGTTCGGCACAGACCGCGATCGGCAAGCTCGCCGAGACGACCGCCGGCCTCACCATCATCGGCAAGAACTATAGCAGCGGCGTGGACGGGCTCCTGTCCATGTTCAAGGCGACGGTGTTTCCGCCGATCGAGGATGTGGGCGCGCAGATCCCGATCGTGTTTGCGAATGGGATCACCAAGTCGGCGCCCCAGGCGCAGGCTGCGCTCCAGAGCCTGATCGCCGGCCTGGTGCAAACGCTTGCGGGCCTGGCCAGCCAGGTCGCGGCCCCGGCCAACACCATCGGGCAGAACATCGCGGTCGGCATCGCCAATGGCATCTCGGCCACCACGCCCGCGATCCAGAATGCAGTGATTGCCGCGGTCAACGCCGCAATCGCGACGGCCAACGCCGGGCTCGGCATCGCCAGTCCGTCGAAAGTCTTTTTCACCATCGGGCAGCAGACCGGGCAAGGCCAGGTCGCCGGTATGGACGCGATGCGCCCGGCCGTCGCCGCAGCCGGCGCACGGATGGCAGCATCCAGCGTGCCCGCCGCACGGAACCCGTTCGCGGGCGTCCGCCTGCCCACACTGGCCGCGCCCGCGCCGCGCACAACCAACACCAGCACGAGCACCATCACCAACGTCACGATCCAGATTCCGCCAGGCGGAAGTCTGGTGCAGGCCGCGCCGAGCCACAACCCCGATCAGATCGCGGACGTGGTGATCAGTAAGCTCCAGAAGCGTACGCGCGTTCGATTCTCATAGGACCCCCATGGCCACGCAACTCTACCTTGTCGGCAGCGATGCCAGCCAATTCCACCTGGTCAACTCATCGGGCACGCCGACCCCCGGCGGCGACCCGAGCGATGGGGCAACCACGCCGTTCGGCGTACGCTCGAGTTGGGCACTCCGTAACGGTAAGCGGCTCGACACGTATGTCGACGACACGATCCCGCTGTACTACGTCGGCGACGACATGGACGCGGCCATCGCGCACCTGGAGACCTTGCGCACGCTGATGAGTGATGCGCTGAGCGCGAATAATGCGCTGGTCAGTCAGCCCCATGGCGCCTTGACCGCACTCTCCTATGGCGTGTACGTCATCGACAGTGTGCAGTGGGCGCCGCTCGCCAATACCGAGTACAGCCCGAGCGAGGGTGCCTTGACCTTTCTGGTCGACCTCACGCTCCGCCGCACACCGTTCCCCGGCCCAACCATCTACCAAACGCTTCCATGACCCTGCCCTTACCCGTCACAATTGAGATCGGCGCGAAAGGCCCCGGCGCCGCGCCCGATTGGTCCTCTCCCGAGACCCTGCTCGGCGTCAAGCACATCGAGCCGGCGTGGCACTATCGCTTTGGCGATGAGAGTCTGAGTATCACGCTGGATGATGACGCAGCCGCGATCGACGTGGCCGCGGCGGTGGCGTGGCTGGATGCCGCGCACCTGATGCGCCCGATCCGCGCCAGTGATACGGACGGCGAGATCTGGCGCGGCGTGCTCGTGGGCATCAAGGCGACGATCGCGGGCAAGACCTTCTCGATCGACCTCAAAGATCTCGCCAACTACCTGATCGTCCACTACCAGGTCGGCGGCACGAACGCGCAGAAGAGCACGACCGCGCTCACCGCGCCCGACTCGATCGATGCGTATGGGCGCAAGGATCGCATCCTTAGTCTCGACAATACGACCGACGCCGGAGCGCTGCAGCGTGCGCAGACCGGCTTAAATCTCATCGCCTACCCGCAGGCGAGCGAATCGAGTGAGGCAGAGACGGACGCCGGCGGCGCGCCCGAGCTGGAGCATCAGGCGGTCAGCGTCGAACTCACCTGTATGGGCGTGTACGGGCTCTTAGAACACGTCACGTTGACCTCGGGCAGTAGGACCCTCACCGAGACGAGTACACAAGTCGCCGCGCTGCTGAGTGCGTATGCGGGCGTGAATGCGTTCTTCGATAGTGGCGCGACCGACATTGTGTCGACCGGCGTGAGTGAGACCGAGCACACCGGCGACGACACCAGCTACAAAAGCCAGATCGAGAAGCTCCTGACGCTCGGCAACAGCGCCCACCAGCCGCTGGCCTGGGGCTTCTCAGGCGGCGTGTTTCGTGTTGCCGTCGCGGCCCGCGCCACTCCGACCACGATCGCCTACAAAGAGTACACACGCACCGGGCTAATCACCGACGCGGACGGCGCGCCCATGCACCCCTGGCGCGTGCGGCCCAACGCCATGGCGCTGATTGCGGACGTGTCACCCGCCGCACCCCCTTCTGCCGCCATCGACGGCCCGGCGCGCAAGTATGTCGCGCGCGTGCGCTGCACGATTGACGAGTCGGGCGCCAAAGCGACGCTCGAGCCCGACAACGCCGACCCGCTCGACGCCTTGCTCGCGCATCCCGTGGGCAACCCCGCCGACAACAGCACGCGCACGGACGCGATCGCACGTACCGTGGCCGCGCTCATTCGCCCAATCGCCTCCAAGACCAGCGGCACGGTCGATCTGCACGGGGCCACCCTCGATCCGACCCAGCCCGTCGGCTCGACCCCTGGCGATATTGGCAACACCGGCAGCCAGCCCGTCGATCTCGGCGTGCTGACCGGCAGCGTGCCGCCCGTGACTGGCGGGCCGATCGTCGGCGCCGGGAGTGGCGTGGCCGGCGAACTGGCGCAATGGAGTGATGACCACACGCTCGTCGCCTCGGGGATGACGGTCGACACCAGTGGCGCGACCAACGGCGCTGCGCTGATCTACGACAGCATTGCGGGCGTCTGGAAGCCGGGGGTCGGCACGGGCACGGGCACGCTGAGCGGCACGGGCACCCCCGGCATGCTGACCCGCTGGACACCCGCCGGCACGGATATCGAGGACGCGGGGCTCATCCACAGCGGCACGAACACCGTCACGATCGATACGCCCGGCGGCGATTTTACGCTCACACTCGCCCATGGCGGCACGCTCGATCTCGCCGGCTTTGCCTTTACGCTCGTCAATGGTTCGCTCACCTTCAACGACTTTGACGAGGACCGCACCCTCAGCGTGCGCAAAGATGGCGGTGTCGTCGTCGGCGCGGGCAGCGGGGTTGCAAATCGCCTGGCCTACTGGGTTGACGAGTTCGAGATTGCGGCGTCTGATTTTGATATCACGACGCTCACCGCTGGCCTGGTTTCGGGCAGCGGCACGCCAGGCATGCTAACCCGCTGGGATGAAACAGGAAGCGCGATCGAAGATGCCGGGCTGATTCACGATGGCACCAACACGGTCACGCTGGCCACCCTCGGCGGCGACTTTACGCTTACCCTGTCGCACGGTGGCACGCTCGATCTCGACGGGAATACGCTCACGATGCAGTCGGATGCCGTTCTCAATCTCCATGGCAATACGTTCATGCTCGACGGCACCATGGAGATCGACCCGAATGGCGCCAGCGACCTGTACGTGCTCGCCTATGATGGTGGCGGCGGGATCTGGACCCCCCGTGCACCATCCGACCTGTTCGGCAGCGGCACGCCGCAGCAGTTGACTCGTTGGAATAGTAGCGGCGATGGTCTGGAGGATGCGCATGTCTATCACAGCGGCGGCGGGAATCTGCTTTTCGATACGTCCTCCGTGCCCGCGACGACGGAGATTGACTTTACGGGCGCCGCGCCGGGCGACTTTCTGCGCTACCAGGGAAGTGGGTATTGGTCAGCCGAAACCGTGCTGGTCGCGACAGGCAGCGGGCCAACCTATCACCTGCCGATGTGGGATTTTGACCATATAACACTGATCGACAGTAATGTCGAAATCGGCGTGCCTTCAACTGGCGGGCGCCTCTATCTCAACGGCGACTTCACGGTCGATTCGGGGACACTCAATCTCAATGGCAACACGATCTCGGCCAGCAACGGCGGCAGCACGGGCGAGATCGTGTTTGGTTACGAGTCGAACACCGGCGGGAGTGGGTCACTCGCACTATTTGCAAACGAACATGAGATCGGGACGGTCAGTGGCTTGTACTATGACGGCGCTGATCTTCAGATACCCGGTGCGGTCAACGCGACACATCTAACGACCAGCGGCCATACGCTGCGCGTGACCGGCACGCCATCTTCGTCTGGCGATGTCGCGGTTGGTCATACAGTGACGATCGAGATCGACGGAGCAAACCATACCTTTTTACTAGCATAAGGAGAATCTATGCCGCTCTTTGTGGACGAGAAGCTAAAGTATCAGAAACGCACCAAGGCGAATAGTCTGAGTCTCTTGGCCAAGCAGGCGTACAAGGCGGCCAAGCTGTTCGCCGACACCTGGGCCGAGTATGGCGGCAGTGATACGGACTATAACGATGCCGTCGAAGCCGCGTTTGCCAGCCCGGAGCGAGATGCCTTCGATGCCATGGCCGCGCTGTTTCAGACTGCGGTCGATGGCGTCGAGACGGATTATAGCGACTTCTTAGAGAACGCATAGGAGCACCCTCGCATGACGCTTTTCATACCGCCCCTGCACCTGCCCGATGGCTATACAGCGATGGGATCGCCCGCGCCGAGCCTGGCGATCGACGGCGCGGGCAAGGTCTACTACGGGATACAATCCAAGCACAATGGCGTCGCATACGCCTACCGGGTCTGGTTGCAGCCGGCCAGCGGCGTCGCCGAGCTGAAGGGGACGATCGACCTGCCCGGCGGCGAGATCGAGTCGGGCCAGGGCCAGCTCGTCGAGACGGACGGATTGCTGATCGCCGTCGCATTCGATCGACCGGGCGATAAGCGGCCGATCGCACCCCCGCTGATCATCGATGGCTATGTGCCGAGGGTTGCCGCCCCAGCGCCACGCCCAGCGCCGATCGTGGTGCCGGCCGATTCGCCGATCTGGACCTGGACCGGGACATACACGCCGACGAATATCGGCACCTGGCAGAAGATCGCCAATAGCCTGAACGCGCAGAAGCGAGCGATCGCGGGCCTGGTCGAGCTGCTGCTGCGCGCGGGAATCATCGCCAGAGGATAAACGAAAAAGCTGATCAGCTGCGTTTAGTAGATAGCCTTCCAAAAAAAGATACACCCCCGATCGAACGCTCGATCGGGGGTGGTTGATTTTCACCCCGCGCTGCGGGGCTGCTACCGGGTAGCAGGACCTACAGCCGCTCGCCTATCACGATCGCGCCGCCATGCAGCAGCTGCGCCGCGTACTTGCCAGCCTCCAGGCCGATGATATCCCGCGCCCCGCTGGCGTTGATACGAATGCCACCGGCGTTGACCATCGCCTTGTAGCCGGCATCGCCACGCGCGGGAACGAGGCGCAGTTCGGCACCGACGCGCTGGACATCCAACCGTTCCGGCGAACCCGCGCTGTAATACAGCGAGGTCGAGAGGCGGATGACCAGCATATCGGCCTCTGTATGGCCACGCGGCCGGTAGATCACCTGCACCCACGGCGTGCTTGGCCGCCCGCCTTTGCCGCCACCGCCGACGCGCTTCTCGGGCGGCTTGCGCTGCTGTCGATCGGTGGCGTCGGCATACCCACGTACCATGGCGGCGATGCGTTCCAGCTCGGCAGCCAGGGCGCGGTACTGGCCAGCCGTGTGCGCGGCGCGGATGAGCGGGGCGAGCAATTCTTGTGCGGTTTTATCGCTCACAGCACCTCACCTTGCCAGTTCTCCGCAAGCGCCTCGTATTCCTGATCGAGTTCCTGCCAGGCCGCGTTGATCAGCTCCTCGACGATCTGATCTTCTGTGATGGACGGACTGTTGCCGCGCCGATTGGCCAACAACGCGCGCAGGCTCTCAGCGGCTTCCTGGCCGAGATGGATATCCCGGCGCAGCTTGCGGCCACGCCGGGGGGTTTTGTTGCCGACTGGCCTTGGATTAGGCATCGCGCACCAACTCACCACTATAGCTTGGTCCGGTATACGACCAGACCTCCAGTTTATCCTTACCATTATGACGCGCGCCATTCACCCCTTCAATATCTCCTTGCTGATAGCGATCGCGCCACGCCCGCGCCTCAGCAAGCGATGGCAATCCGTCCTTGAGATCGTAACTATAGCCCCACCAATTCCGTCCGACGATTTTGTACTTTGTCATTGCCGTACTCCTTGTTGTTTGTTCAATAACTGTTTTGATTATACACCCCGTTTCGGCACTTGTCAGTACCCGAATTGAACAAATATCAGACCAATTTCGCGGGAATCAAAAACCCGCCCCCGATCGAGCGCTCGATCGGGGGTGGTTGCTATTCTTTCGTAGGCAGTGCATCACGGCGGATATACCACGTCTTGCCGCGCTTGAGTGCCGGCAACTTGCCAGCGCCGGCCAGTCGCCGCAGATGGCTATCGTCGTAGCCGGTTAACTCGGCAGCGTGTGTGGTGCTCATCCAGTCGCCGCCCCACGGCCCGCCGTAGCTCACCTGCGCCAGATACCACGTTTCCATGCTGCTGAGTCTCGTCTCGCCAAGCAAGTAGGTGGTTGCGAGTGCTTTCTCGATCTGCGGCGCCAGATCGGGATGGGTGCGGAGATTGGCAATCATCGTCGCCAGATTGGGGCGGTGTTCGGCGATTTTGTCGAGCACTGCATCAGGAATGGTCTGCATCAGCGCGTCCTCACATCACACTCACACGCGCCGCCGAAGTTGGCCGGGCAGTTGTGATCGTGGTCGCTTTCGGGCAGAAAATCATAGGCGGTTACAGCGTGGTCGGTGTGTCGCCGCTCACGTTCGGCGAGCACCTCGCAGACAAACGCGCGACCAGCGGCAACGATCTCGCCAGGCAGATCGGCATCTGGATACTGGCAATAAACGTTGCGGCCCTGGTAGCGGAAGTAGCCCTCGGAGCCGTGAAACCATTCAAATCGACCATCATCGCTCTGGGCCAGCGCGAAATACTCGGACGTGGCGGCTGTGCCGTCAATGCTCGTGGTGATGATGTTCATTGCCTTGCTCCTTACATAGTCACGATACATCGTGTATGTTTGTATTATACACGGTGTATCGTGTATGTCAAGAGGCAATTTCGCGGGAATCAAAAGCCCGCCTCCGATCGCGTATTCCTGCGATCGGAGGCGGGCTTTTCTACCTGCGACGAGTCGAGCTGCTAGGGTGGCATGGACCACGCGGGGCCGGGAGCGGTCATGGGCGCCTCCTTGGCTCGGCGAGTTGATTGGCGATATGGGCGAGTGTAGCACACTCATCACGGCAATTCAAGGGGCGATTTCGAACGGCGGCTCGACGCGCCACGCGGACGCATCCCCGCTGAATGCTGGCGGATCGATGGAGCTGAACAGGTACGGGCGCGCCACCTGCCGATAGACAGGCATGGCCGGTGCTGGCTGCTCGACACGAGGCGCCTGACGCGGTGGTAGCTCGATCGTGTGTGCGTCGAGCCAGGCGGTCAGCCAGGCGTCGAGCGTGGCCGCGTCCTGATGGTCCTCGGGGCGAGCGCCGCCGTAGGGTATGCGGTACAGCCAGGACTCGAACACCGGCGCGCGGATGGGCATGTCGGAATAGGAGATGCCGCGCTCGCGGGCAATCACGGCAATCACGCACTCGGATGCGGTATTGTAGAGCTGGCCGCGCCTGAGTGCATCTCTCACGGCCAGCACTTCAGGCACGCTCGCATGGCTGAGAATCGACTGCTCCAAACTCGCACGGGCCTGCTCGTCGGTGACGTGTGCGGCGGCGCGAGCGTAGCGCGCATAGACCTCGCCGACGTCCGTCGCGTGTCCGCCGCCGTTGCATATCGGGCAGTTCGGGCCACAGAAGTCGAAGCGGTAGACTGGGCCGAGGTGTGTCACCGTGCGGCGCGTGAGCGGCCGCACCGCCTGTGAGATATCCTGCCAGTCGTTATCCGCGCCGACGCGAATCTCAATGCGTGCCAGCTGCCCGCTCGCGACGATCGGCGCCGGGCGGCTGGTCTCGGCGACAACTCGCTCGATCTCGGTGTCGATCGCCTGCGCGATCTGCTCCTGGATCGCATCGATGTCGGTCCAATTGATGGTGAGTGCCATGTGTGACTCCTCCTTTGTGCTACTTGAACGATGGTTGTATTCTACTCCTCCACCCCGGCTGACTGGCCGGGGTCCAACGCCGATCTGATGAGTCGCTCGGCATCGGGCGCGCGCTCCATGCGCTCGTGATGGCAGCGGTAACAGCGCCCACCGTACCAGCCCGCAACGGCCTCGCCGCCGCAGTCGGGGCAGGTGTGGGCGGGCTCGGTATAGGTGAACGTGATCGTCGTGCTTTCGAGCTTTCCGTTGATTGGCGTCCAGTTTTCACCATCCACCGACCACTCGACGGTGGCATGCCTGCCCTCGATCTGTCGCGTGCGCGGCATCGTGTTCGACTCGATCGGCGGCGCCGGGTGGGCGCGGCGCCAGTGGCGATAGTACCACAGCAGCGCGACGATCGCGGCCGCCGGGATGAGGACGAGCGGGTTCCACGTCATGGCTTCAGCTCCCGGCCACGCTCAACGGAGGCGCGATACTTGGCCTTTTTGGTCTCGATATCGTCGCCTGATGCCAGCGCCGAGACACAGCGCCCTGAGTGCCCCCACAGCGCCTGCGCGGTCTTTTCTACGTCGTCGCAGTACGGGCAGGCGAACGGCATGAACAGTGCGGCTTTCCGCTTCTCCGCTTCATCCACGGCCTTGAGATGCGTGGTCACCATCGATTGCAGCAGGATCGAGATCAACAGCGCACAGAGCGAGGGGAGCACGCCCTCCAGGATTGCCGGTGCGCCCAGCACCGCCCACTCGCGCCCGCTCGGCAGCGCCGCATGCGGGTCGAACAGCGCGGGCAGCGCTTCCTTGAGGCCAATCATCACCCCAAAGAAGATCTCAGCCAGCGTGCCAATGACGACCAGCGACCAGGCGATCGCGATTTGATACCGGAAGCGCACCGCTGCGCCGGCGCCGCCGATATAGAGGAGTACGATCGAGCCGGCGGCGACCCAGCCAAACACATCGCCGCGCGTCGGCTGATAATACAGATACGAACTGTAGGAGCCGACCGAGGCGAAGCCGATCTCAGCGATCAGCAGCGCCCGCTGGCCGTTGGTTAACTCGCGAATAAAGCCGACAAACAGGTCGAACACCCAGGCGCTAAAGCGCCCCATGGCGTCAAAAACATCGTTCAAGGTCAGTGAGTTCTGCATTGCATTCTCCGCATTCTCTATACCTCAACGAGGGTTGTGCGAGGGCCTCGCGAGGGGCTGATCTAGGGGGTCGCGTGGCAGGCGGGCGACGCGGCATACATCGCGTCGTAGTCGCGCCAGTCGCCGAATCCGGTGCAGTAGCGCGGCGCGTCC